AATATTTTTAAAATATACAAAAACGATATCAAATGTATTATTCATACTGCGGCACAACCCTCACATGATTGGGCAGCAAAAGAACCTTTAACTGACTTTACAATTAATGCTAATGGAACACTTAATTTATTAGAATTAACTAGATTATATGTCAAAGAAGTACCATTTATTTATACTAGCACAAATAAAGTCTATGGGGATAATCCTAATAAATTACCCCTTATTGAAACTGAGTTTAGATATGAAATTGATTCTAACCATCCATTTTTTTTAAATGGTATTGATGAGAGTATGTCAATTGATTACACCAAACATAGTTTATTTGGTGTAAGTAAATTATCAGGTGATATTTTAGTTCAAGAATACGGGAAGTATTTTAATATGAATACTGTTTGTTTTAGAGGGGGATGTTTAACTGGGCCACAACATCAAGGAGCTGAATTACATGGATTTTTATCATACATTATTAAAGCGGCGATAGATAATACACCTTATACTATTTTTGGTTATAAAGGCAAACAAGTTAGAGACAATATACATAGTTTTGATTTAGTTAACGCTTTTTGGCATTTTTTTCAAAACCCAAAAATGGGTGTTGTTTATAATATTGGTGGAGCAAGAAAAAATTCCATTTCAATTTTAGAAACAATAAACTTCATTTCAGAAAATTATGGATTAACATTAAATCATACAATATCTGATAAAAACAGAGAAGGTGACCATATTTGGTATATTTCAGATGTTTCTAAATTTAAAAATGATTATCCTAATTGGGATTATACTTTTTCTTTAAAAGAAACTTTAGATGACATATTCAAATTTAACAAACAAAAAAATCAATAAATTAAATGGCAACAAGAAAAAAAACAACACAACCAACCTCACAGAATTCTGATGAACCCAAAAAAACAAGAAAGGAAATTATCTGTGAAATAATCAAAAAGAAATCAAAAGAAAAATTCTTATCTGACAATCAAAAAATTTATTATGAACTATTAAGTAAGAATCAAATTACAATTTGTTCAGGTCCCGCAGGTGTTGGGAAATCATATATTGCAATGAAGGCGGCCATTGATATTTTAGCTGATCCACAATCTCCATATGAGAAGATTATAATTGTTAGACCAGCCGTTGAAGCTGAAGAGAAACTTGGGGCATTACCAGGTAACGTGGAAGAGAAACTTGACCCATACATCTTCCCATCCTATTACCTTATGAACAAAATCATAGGTAAAGAAGCAAGAGAAAAATTAAAAGAAATTGATGTTATTGAAGTATTTGCTTTGGCCTATATGAGAGGTATGAACATTGACAACTCAATTCTAATATTCGAAGAGGCACAAAACTCAACACCAAATCAAATGAAATTATTATTGACAAGGATTGGATTCAATAGTAAATTCTTTATTTCTGGTGACTTAGAACAAACAGATAGATATAAAGATAAAACCCATACTGGACTTTATGATGCTATTAAAAAATTCAAAAATTTGGATGATGTTGGAATTTTTGAATTCAATTCTAATGATGTGGTAAGAAATCCATTAATTGGTAAAATCTTAAAAAGATACGAAGACTAAATGAGAGTTGCTATTGATATAAATGGTGTTTTAAGGGACACTATTGGGAAGTTTAAACAACTTTATGAAAAACATTTAATTGAGGGGAATACAAGTGATTTCTTCTTACCTACATACACTTTAGATATGTCAGGGAATACTGAATTAGAAGTACAATCTGAACCATTTGAATATAAATTAATTTCAGATGTAACAACTTTGAATTTGGAAAAACATTTTGCTTTTCAGAGTGAAGAAGAATTTTATTCATTTATGTATGAAGAGTATTGTATGGAAATATTTGGACACGCACCATCTAGTGAAATGACAACATTCAACGATTTAAATAACATTTACCATAATTTGAGAAAAAGATGTGATTTTTTAATCATTTCGGATGAGATTGGGAAATCAAAACCCGCCTCATTATTTTTCTTATCTAAGTTTGGTTGTGAAATTGGAAAAATTCTTTTCTATTCAAATTTATCACGAAATATTATTTGGAGTGAATTAGATGTTTTACTTACAGCAAATCCTGACTTATTATTAAGTCATCCTGATAATAAATTAGTTATAAAGTTTAAAACTGAATATAATAAGGATATAAACAAATATTACTCTATTGATAAAATAGAAGAATTAGAAGAAATACTTAAAAATATCACACAATGTTAAAGATACTAGGTGAAAATTATTATTTCGATATTGATGCTATAGAAACTTATATTAATGTCGAACCACCAGCAGATTTCTCAGGATTACCACAAAATCATATTAGTGTTGTAAAATATGAAATGGTAAAAATGATGATTGAAACATTAATTGTTGAGAATGAAGAAGCTGATGAAACTTTAGGAATGAAAAGCACAGAATTATCAATACCATTTAGATTGGCATTTAATTCATTACAATTTAAAAAATTAATAAATAAAATATGAATCAAGAACAATTATCAAAATTAGAACTATCCATTCAGAATATGAAGGATAAAAAATTGAGAATATTTTTTTTGGTACAAGATACCAAAGGGAATGCAAAAGCTTCAGTAGCTTACATTTATAGAATGGCGAAGTCTTTATCTGATGCAGGTTATAACCCCATAATGTTACACGAGAAAAGTGATTATATGGGAGTTTCACTTTGGCTTGGAGATGAATATGCTAACTTACCACACCAATCATTAGAGAATCAGAATTTACAAGTTGCACCTGAAGATTTTATAGTGTTACCAGAACTTTATGGTTTTGTTATGTCACAGATTACAAAATTACCTTGTGGTAAAATTGTATTATCTCAAGCATACGACCACATCTTAGAAACACTACAACCAGGTCAATCTTGGAATCAGTTAGGATTTCATAAATGTATTACCACTTCAGAATTACAAAAGGAATACATTACCAATCTTATGAGAAACACATCAACCGATGTTATCAAACCTTTTATATCTGATGAATTTTATCCATCATCAGTTCCACCAAAACCAACAATTGCAATCCACACTAGAGACCAAAGAGATACACTTAATCTAATTAAATCTTTCTATCTAAAGTTCCCACAATACAGATGGGTAACTTTCAAAGATATGAGAGGAATGTCAGTTAGTGAGTTTGCTAAAAATCTAAGAGAGTGTTTTATGTCTGTATGGATTGACGAAACAAGTGCTTATGGAACATTCCCATTGGAATCAATGAAATCTAACGTACCTGTGTTGGGATTAACACCGAACATTGTTCCTGAATGGATGAATGAAGAAAATGGATTATGGGTAAATAACAAAAATCAAGTTGTTGATATTGTTGCCGATTTCTTACAAAATTGGTTGGAGGATAACATTTCTGAAAAAATTTATGAGGAGATGCAAAGAACTGTATCACAATTAAGTACAGAATCTGAATTTGATAAATCTACAATTTTCACATTCGAAGGTTACATAAACAAAAGATTAGAATCTTTCACAGAACAATTAAATAAATTAGAAGTTATAGAATAATATGGAAAAATTTGATGTATCAATAATATTACCCCTTAAGTCCACAACACACGCTTGGTTTGAGGACTATTTTCAAAAAGCAATTACATCTTTACAAACACAGAAAGTTGGGATTAATGAACTAGTAATTGTTCATACAGATGAAACAACACTTGTTGAATATTTGGATAGTTTTGATTTTGGTGATTTAAAAGTTGTAAAAAGTGTTTGGACTAAAGCCCCAAATTTTGCAGAACAAGTAAATCACGGAGTTAGAATCGCATCGTCTAAATGGATTTCAGTTTTTGAATTTGATGATGAGTATTCAAATATATGGTTTAAAAATGTGAAAACTTATTCAGAAGTTTATAACGATGTTGACGTATTTTTACCAATTGTAATTGATACTGATGAAAAAGGTACTTTTGCAGGATTTACGAATGAAGCAACGTTTGCATTGAATATTACAACTGAAGTAGGTTATCTTACTAATGATGTTTTACAAAATTATCAAAATTTCCAATTATCAGGATTGGTTATTAAAAAGTCAGCCTATTTGGATTATGGTATGTTGAAAGCAACATTCAAACTTACATTTGGTTATGAGTTCTTTTTACGAATGACACATAATTCATTGAAGATTATGACCATACCAAAAATTGGTTACAAACACACAAATCTAAGAGAGGGTTCTATTTTTTGGAATTACAAAAATGGTGAACAACCACTTACACCTGACGAAGTAAAATTCTGGATTGATGCCGCTAAAAAAGAATATTTCTTTATAGTTGATAGAGCAATAAAATATGAACCACAATAAATTAAATGACAGAATTCGTAAGTTTCAGTGGTGAAACATTAGGCGAATCAAAAAAGAAAGGTAGAAAGGCTAAACAAACCAATTACTTTGATGTTAGAGAAGAAACGGCAGTAATAAATTATTTATCTGCCGTTTCATTTGAAGAAAAGAACAAAATATATAACGAATTTTTACAGAAACCTCTTGATAAAATGATATCTTCCATTATCAGAAGATATAAGTTATATAGAAAAGATATTGATTTTGAAGAGTTACATACCGATACCCATTCTTTTTTGATGACCAAAATTGATAAGTTTAAACCTTCGAAAGAGAAGAAGGCTTATTCGTATTTTGGTACAATATGTAAGAACTACTTAATGGGTCAAATTTTAAAAGACCAAAAAGAAATTAATAGAAAAATATCCTATGAGGATATTTCAACCGATTTAGAAAACGACTCCAACTTTGCATATTACATTGATAATGATGTTGTTGATTCTGAAAATATTATTGATGAATATTTAAAAGAATTGGAAAAAATACTCCAAGAAAAAAATTTAAACGAAAACGAATTAAAGTTGGGGCAAGCACTTTATGAACTTTTTGAAAATTATGACAAAATATTTTTGGGTAACAATAACAACAAGTTTAATAAAAATGTAGTTCTTCTCTCATTGAGGGAAATGACCAATTTAAATACAAAAGAAATAAGGTCATCTTTGAAAAAATTTAAATTTGTTTACCAACAAGTGGTTGAGAAAATGATAAAATAATATAATAAATATTTATTGATATGGCAAGACCACAAAAAAAAGAAATAAATTTAACCAAAGAGTCAATGTTATCTTTGATGCAAGAAATCTACAATGAACTTGTGGAACAAAGAAATACTGCTATAAGGATACAAAACAAGATGTTGACTATGATGAAAGAACCTGAAGATATGACTCTTATAGGTCCTGTAATTGAGAAACAACAAAAAATAGTGAATGATTGTGTTGAGAAAAAATTAGCCCTATCAAAATTACAAGCCTCTATTTGGGAAAAAACTAGTAACACTAAAGAATCTTTCTCTATATCTGACATTGATGTTGATGACGAAATTATTAAAGATTTAATGGAAAGGGATATTAATACCAAAGATAATCTCTATAAAATGAAAAAATAATGGCATCATTAGATTTAGGTTTTGATTATGAAAAGATAAAGAAAAAAATACAAGCTACTCAGACTTATAAAGATCTGAAAGAGGAATATGATGCCAATTCTGAAGAAGCATCGAAAGAAAGAGAAAAAAGAAAACAAGATAGACAAAAGAAAATAAGTGATGCTAAAGCCGCAGCAAAGAAATTTCAAACTGATGTTAAAACTCAATTTGAACAACTCTTGGATATTAATAGTTTGACTGGTGGGAAAGCTTCAGGGTCAATTAGTTTTGTCAAAAAAGTTTTATTAAGAGCATTAAAAAATATTGAACCAAAACTTGGTGATATTTTATATGATGAAGCTATTAAAGCTGTTGGTTGTGATCAACAACAAACTTATGAAGATGGACAAATAATTGCCATACCAGTAAGAGGACTTGATTTATTAAATTTACTAAAAAAAGAACCTGATAGTCCAGTTGGTAAAGTCTTATATGAAAAAGACCCCATATCAAATCCACAAACAATTCCCTTTTCATTAAACAGAGAATTATATAATAGAACACAAAATCCTGGTATCGAGTTTAGCCAAGACTTCAATAATTTTTATAAAGGAGCTTCAGGACAAGACTTGTTTGATATCAGATATGAAGAAACTTACAATAATATAACGGGTCCTTGGTTTATTGTTACTCTTAAAGGAAGGGCAAACAATGCTAATAGTATTTCACAATTTTTGGTTGATTATTATAAAAGTATAAAGTTAGTTGACTTTAACAATATTATTGCTGCCATAATGGAAGCACTTACGGGTGTATTATCTATTGCAGGTAATGTAGGAATCGGAGAAGCTGAAGACACCAATAAATTTTTCTTAATCATTCAAAGAATCTTAGGTTTATGTTTTGATAATGTCTCTGAAATTGATGTAAGTGGTGTTGCAAAAGTTTCCGAACTGGATGTTATTGATGAATCCTTTTTTGAATTTTCGGATGTTGATTTAAGAAGAATTGAACAAAAAGTAGCAAACATTAAAAATGGTGTTGTAGAATTTGAAGATTGTGATAATGTAAAACTACCCGTAGATTTTGAAGGTATTCTTCGTGCTTTGGAAGGAATTAATTTAGTTCCTGATAGTGATGCAATAAATGCTGCGAATCAAGTTACCACAACACTTACAGAAAATCCTGATTGGAATGGTTTTGGATTAAATGGTAACGCAAAACCAACTATTGATGGTAACTTTGTTAAATTAATGGCACAAGGTTTAGTTTTGTCTCTTTTATCTCCAAAAGTATTACTACCAATTTATACTATGTTGATTTCTTTGGGGAATCAAGCATTAGTTTTAATCAAATCATTTGAAGAATTTGCAAAAAATTTCAAAAGATTTTTGGTTAATTTGATTTCAAAAATTGGTGCAATATTCGTTGAGGAACTTTTTGAATTAATTAAAAGAGATATAAAACAACTAGTACAAAGAGTTATTTCAGATATTGCAAAAGAAAAGAAAAATAAAATTGTAACAATAATATTAAAATTAATACAACTTTTATTAATCGTTTTTCAGTTTGTTAGTGATTGGAGAAAATGTAAAAGTGTAGTAGATGAACTTTTAAATTTACTAAATGTTGGGTCATCTGTAGCAGGAGATATCGCCTCTTTATTTACTAGTCGTGTTCCCCTACCTTTATTATATGCTTCTGAATTTTTAGGAGGTTATTCAGAGTCTCGAGCTTTTATTGGCACGATTGAAGAATTTCAAAAATTGGGTATCCCAACTGGTGCTTTACCTGATGGTTCACCGAATTTAACTGTATTGTCTTTCTTTGGAATGATGAAAGCTATGGAGAGTGAAAAAAATCAAAACGGAAAAGTTCAAATAGCTTCAGGACCTTATGTTGTTACACCATCAGGACTAACTGTCCCTAAAGATGATTTTGGAATTTATTTATAATATGGATAAAATAGAAAAAGCTGAGAAAGCCTTACAGATTATTAAGGAGTATAAAACACATTCAAACAAAGATTTAATGTTTGTTATGGATTTTATACAAGAAGATTTTGATTTAACTAAAAACTCAATTATAAAACTAACGGAACATTTAGATAAATTGGAATTTACCTATAATACAATATTAAAGGAATACGAAAACAGAAATAAAAAATAATGGACATAACCGCAGCTAACGAATATCAAATATTATTTCCTGGTATTGTATATGACAATGCTGATCCTATGATGGTGGGTAGATTAAGAATTATACCTGAGACTAGAAATTATAGGGATATAATTGATGCAATACCTGATTGGAACGAAGAAAAAGACAAATGGACAACCAAAGACCCAATTGTCTTCTTACCTCTTTTACCTTTCTATTTAAGTCAAGTCCCAAGTATTGGTGAATATGCTCATATTATCTATATGAACAAGAAATTCAAAAATGAGAGTCAATTTTATGTACAAGGTCCATTCTCATCCCCAATGTTGTCACCTTTTGAAAACTACCAAGGAGCAAAGAAATTTATGGCATCTGGTACAAGAATTTCTGATTCAAACTCATTGAGAAATCCACAAGATGGAAGTTACAAAGAAGGTACTGAAGGAATTTTTCCAAAACCTGGTGATAACGCCTTATTAGGTAGAGGTGTATCTGACATTGTAATCAAATCTGATGAAGTATTAATCAGGGCAGGAAAAACACCAAAATTAACTACGGGTCAATTACCAAGAGCAAACGATAAAAGAGCATTTATACAATTATCCTATTTTTCTCAAAAAGAAGAACAAGGAGAAAAGGAAACTCAAACTACATTAAAAGAAAATGTTCAAAAAATATCTAAAGTAATTGTTTGGGACATAAGAAACTTGGAAAATCAGGCTGATATGTTTAATGGGTCGGTCGGAATTTATAATATGAATCCAAGTGATACTACTTATAATACTTCCAATTTTAAACCAAATACAATAACAAATCTTTCTGTTGGGACAAATCTAATTGGTCCTTTGGCTGAAATTGATTTTGAAAATAAATCATTAGATGATGCTGTTTTTTTAATCAATAGTTTTGTTAGAGGTTTATTTTATGGGTATGTGAATGTTTCGGGATATACAATCAATCAATTTGTATTTTCAAATAGTTCGATTATGCCAGCATTCCCATATATTGTTACACCATCTAAAAATACTTATGAAGTTGGTAATTCATTTAACACAGCATCAACTATTAATGAGATTGCTGAACTTGCAAATTATAATACCTTCAGAAGTAGAATTAATGTAGTGGATGGAAGTCCTGAAAGTGGTTATTTCTTATTATCAGAAAATAGTAATGGGAGACCAAAATACGGACCTCAAGCTACACCAATTATAGAAACTATCTTTCCTTCAGTTTTCAGTTCAGAACCAGTAAGTTATGGTGTAATGGGAGCTCAAAAAATATATTTATTATCTCAGGATTCAACAAGTTCTAAAAAACAAATAAATTTACAAAATACAATATATGGAATACCTCAGGACAGATTTGTTAGGGGTAATGATGCTATCCAACTTCTAACTTATTCGTCAGTAAGGGGTGAAGTTTTATTGGAGTTATTAAGAAAACTATGGGATTTTGTAAGAGGTCATGTTCATAATAAGTTGGGACTTGAACCACCAGTTGAACAAGCTGCAGGTAATGGTCAAACGAAAAACGAAATTACAGAACTATTCAATACTGCCGAAAAATTAATATTAAATCAAAATATTAGAATTAATTGATATTTATGTATTAAAGAACATAAATGTCTATTAACAAATCTTATTTCAGTAGAAATAACACAATAATTTCTAATAGTTTTACAAACACAGGTAGAAATCCAGTAACAGAAATTTTTTATGGGGCAACAGCCGTTTCCCAATATCCAAGCGGATATAGTAGATTTATTTTTGATTTGGATTTAGGTCTATTACGTGAAAAATATGAAAATGGAACAATAACAAAAACTTGCCCAAGTGGTATGACTCATACCCTAAGGATGACCAATACATCTACATTTGACTTAGAATTGTTGAATACATCAACTTCTCAGGCAAGACAAAGAGCAACATCGTTTGATTTAGTTTTATTCAGAATTCCTTGGTTTGATAATAATTCACAATTTCCTCAAATATGGGATGAAGGTGTTGGTTATGATTATGCGGATTTATTATATGAATTTTCAGAATTCGACAAAAATTTTTCCAACAGACCATCGAATTGGTTTCAAAGAACAACATTAGATACGTGGGAAACACCTGGTTTATATTCTAATAAAAATACAGGAACAACACCATATACAGGTATCACAATAATTGATACCCAACATTTCGAATTCGGTAACGAAAATATTGAATTCGATATGACAAATGAAATAAATGATATCCTCAATGGAACATTAACAGGTGTTACAGGTTGGGGTGTAGCATATTTACCTCAATTAGAACTACTTGAGGGTTTATCCGATACCTATGAGGTACAATTCTTTACTAGACACACTCAAACTTTTTACGAACCATACCTTGAAACATCATTTGATGACTTAATTGAAGATGATAGAAATAATTTCACTTTAGGTAAAGTCAATAAACTATATCTCTACTTGTATCAAAATGGCAACCCAATCAATTTAGATACATTGCCTGTTGTATCAATTCTTGATAATTCAGGTAATGTAATATCTGCCTTATCCGCAATCACTGCTTGTCAGAGAACACAAGGTGTGTACGAAATATCAGTCCCACCATTAATTGGTTATAAAACACCTTGTACCTTTTCAGATAGATGGACAGGTCTAACTTATAATGGATTCCCTCTACCAAATGTTCTAAATGATTTTATCCTCCAACCATTCAAAAACTCATTTACAATTGGTACAAACTCAATTGACCCCAAAATATATGGGTTTGATTATTATGGTATCAAACAAGATGAAAAAATATTCAATACTGATGTTAGAAAAGTTGGGGTTATTATCAAACAAGCATATACAACGAATAGATTATTACCAAAAGTAAGTGCTTATTATCGTGTATATGTAAGAGAAGGTCAAACTGAAGTACAAGTTCAAGATTGGACAGCAATTAATAGGACTCCAAATGAATACTATTTCATTTTTGACACTAGAGATAAAATACCTAATGAATATTACATCGATATTAAAGTTGAAAGTAGTGGTGAGGTTAATACTTATAAGAGACAAATAAAATTTCAAATTATAAATTACAAATAATATATGGCAAATCTTTTTTTAGGGACTATATGTGGTGGAAAAAATCAAATAACTATTGATGAAGGTTCATTAACTTTATCAATTGGTGATGTGTGTTCTGTTACTGATGGTGTAGGTAATGTGTATTGTGTTCAAATTACTGATGGAACTCAAGGTCTCGCAACTTATACCGCACAAACAATTTATGCAAGTTGTGAAAGTTGTGCAATTAGTAATTCATTAAATTTGATAGCTGTAGGATGTGAATCACCAACAAAATATATAATACCATTAATAAGTCCATTTCCTTCATATGGTGATGTTTTTTATTTAACCCTTGAGGAAAGAGGAAAACAATTTAGTGTGTGTGCATTTATTACCGACTCAACACCACAAGCAATATCACATAGTTTAATATCTTCAACTTCGTATATAAATTGTTTAGGTTGTTCAATTTCAGCGAATTCAACCACGTTTTTAGTAGAACAATGTTTTACTGGGACACAATATTATGTTTTATTACCTGTAGATGTTAATACTGGAAGAATAATATCATTTAATCCAATTAATAGTTTAGACCAATTATGTGGTGAAATAGTACAAGAAGAACCTGGTACACCACCAACCGCAATATATTTAGCTGATTTTAGAAAAAGTTGTAATGATTGTTTAGATCAAGTATCCGTTAGAAGAATAATAGAAAGTTGTATTGATGGAACACAACAAGTTGTATTTGGTTCAGCATTATATAATATAAACGAATCAAGTTTTCTTACAATAAATGATCCTGCTGAAGGTTTTTCAGGTTGTTATAGAATTGGTGATGTAACTTCAGACCCAGTAACTGTTACAGGCTATTTATCTTACTCACCATCACCATCTTGTGAAGAATGTGTATCTTGTAATGGTTTTGAGTTTGAATATTTTGTATGTGGAGAACCTGGTTTAACTGGTGAAACTTTTTCACTTCAGTATATAGAAAGTGGACAAACATTTTATCATCCTATTTCAGGTTGTTGTGAAGTTAGTCAAATAACAACAGCTGGTACATACAATGAAATTTTTACTAGTTTTTATGAATATAATACTTGTGAAGAATGTACTGGGTCAACAATAGGTTACGAAACTTGGGTGGCAAATTATTGTAGTGGTGGAGAAGTTATTGTTACAACACCAAGTGGATTTTCTATTGGTGATATATTGACTCTAAATTCTGGTATCTTAACTAAAGATTGTGTGGAATTAATCTCACCTTACACATCAGAACCAATAACTGAATTTGGTAAAACAACTGAAACAATATATCCTGATTGTACGACTTGTAATAATAATACATACGTAGCATATCCATTCGTAAATTGTTTGACTAGTGGTGTCCAATATTATACTATAAATTTAACTGACTTTGAATCGATAACAAATTATGGGATAGTTAGAGATGGTTCGTATAATTGTTATTATATTATAAATGGTTGTGCAACACCAACTTACCCAACAATTAGTGGTGTGTATTTTAGAACATGTATTGAATGTACTTCCCCACTTTCAGCTGGAACTGAATCAACTGTTTGTGTAATCTGTTGTCCTTGTACTTCAGGAGAAACTGTAACATCGGTTATTCCACCACATCCGCAATGGACTAATCAACAAGGTAAGACAATTAGTTTATTAGATGCAATAACATTAGGGGGACCTAACGGATTAAATAATTAAATAAAGATATTTATAAATAAAATATATTATGGCAGTTAACGCAATTTTATGTACCGATAAATCAACAACATCAGTAGATTTTGTTGGTTTACCAATATCAGTAGGTCAATTTATTACAGCATCTGATGCACCACAAGCATCAAATGTTATTAATTATTGTGTACAAATAACTGATGTTGACATTCCTGGTGGAATATTAACAGCAACAACTGATTCATATACATCTTGTTATGATTGTTTGATTAATAATTACACAAAAGCAAGATTAAATCCTTGTAGTTCCGATTATCCCTATTTGCCACCATTATTTGATATTAGTGATTTTGGTTATATTTTAGTACCAGGTCAAACATTTAATTTGGAGTTCACTATTGAGGGTAGAAGTGGTACTGAAACTTTTAGTGGATGTTTTGAAGTTGAGGGGACATTTCAATTATCTGAAGACGAATATATTAGTTTATTAGCTGAACAAGTTGCAACATTAAGTCAAATATTTTTTTATAACTATACAACTTGTGATGAGTGTCTAAACGGATTTTCAGCAGGAACTGAATCAACAATTTGTGTTATTTGTTGTCCTTGTACAACGGGAGAAACTGTAACATCGGTTGTTCCTCCACACCCAATTTGGACAAATGGCCAAGGTCAAGCAATAACTCAACTAAACGCAATTACATTAGGTGGACCTAATGGATTAAATAGTTAAAAAATTATGAGAATTACAGAATCACAACTTAACAAACTTGTTAAAAAAATAGTCAATGAAAAAGACTATGGACAAATTAAAAACTATATGTTCTTTTCAAATTTAGAACAAATGGTAAGACAAGCACAACAATTACTTAGCCTAGACCCGATGGAAATTGAGCATATCTTACAAGGTGGTCACGATTGGGCTGATGACCATATTACGGTTGCAAAAGAAAACCTTGACCAAGTATTTGACTTTATGATGAATGAAACTCAACATAGTGACGAGTATGAAGAAGAAGAAATGGTTATGATGGAAGGAAAAAAGAAAACTGGTACAAAACTATGTGCAAGAGGCAAAGCTGCTGCAAAAGCTAAATTTAAAGTATATCCCTCAGCATATGCAAATGGTTTTGCCATACAAGTTTGTAAAGGTAGAATGAAGGGATTAGATGGTAAAAAACGTTGTTCACCACCTTATTGTTAAATAAAAAAAAGAGGACTAAATGTCCTCTTTTTTTTGTCTTTAGAATGAAGGTTTTGGAATTATATCACCAATCTTAAATTTTTCATTTGTTGCAGGATTCATAAGTTTATCAGTCAAAACTTCATAAGAACCATCCTGCAATTTTTTGATAAATTTACTTGGACTTGCGGCAACTTTATCCCAATACTCAGAACCAAATTCTTTTTTAACCTCCACGTCTCCCGAAGTACCAACTTCTTTTGTATTTCTTTCAACTATCTTAGTACCACATTTATCTAAACGTAGGAGATCACTTATACCAGCACCTCTTGATTGTAATACAGGTGTACAACTATGATAAATTACACCACTACTATTAGTAATTCTAATTTCGGCAACATCTTTATGGCAATTTGGTAATAGACATTGTAAACTCAATCTAACACTATTACCACCTTTACTTGCAATTTCTATAGCCTGTGCTTCCGTAACTTCAACAGTACCATTTCTATTACCTCCATCAACCAAATTATTTAAGTTTACTTCTCCGATAACAACGTCATTCAATAAAACATTGAATACCGCCGCATCACATTTGTGCCCTATAAATATTGGGGCACCAGTTTTTGGATGTTTTCCCATACCACCTCTACAAGGAAATTTATTTGATTTACCGCTATTTTCATAAATAACTTCAATTTTCAATCCAATCAAACAAGTACCTGGAGCCTGAGCAGCTACAACAACATCAACAAAACGATCTTGCACCGAATTTCCTGTACGTCCTCTAAAAACGTTAATATTTTCTTCATTAGGTGTATCATCAACAATTGGTTTCGGTTCAATAGTGGAATTAGCAAAATAATTTCTCAACCAAGTAATCATAGCATCCCTTCTCTTTTTAGCTAAATAAAAATCTTCTTTAGATTTACCATCGTTTGTTTCATAATCATAATTTGTAGTTGCTGATTCACCACCAAGCACTCTAATATTCAAAGGAACACCAGGATTTTTCTCAACAAAAGGTAATAATTGACTATCTAATTTTTGTTTAAATCTCGCCTCGTTCTTTATCAAATATTTTCCATCCCCATATAAATCACCAAAATCAATTTTAACTTTGGCACCTGGTAATGTCTTTTGTTCTTGTATCAATCCATATAGACCTTTTATATATCTCTTTTCGTCTTCGGATATTAATAATCTTCTTTTATACATATCTATTGTTTTAGTAATAAATATCCTAAAAGTTAAAAAAAAATCTACCTTTCAGAATAACTTTTAATTATTCTCACATTCGGATAAACTGACTTATGAATATCAACTAAGTAGTTTGCGTACTCTTCAGTAAGGTTAAATCTATCAACAATAAATTCTCCATCACGGAATCCAAGGACACATAAGTTTTTTATTTCATAACTTTTTGGGTCAACATATACAACATCATATGGTATTACGACATCTGTATTCAGAGTAACATTAGTTAAGTCAATTGAATCGCTTGTTTCAAACAAAATGACTAAATAACTTACATAAATTGATTTTGTAGTATCAGCTATTTGACAAGTTGGAATAATTACTGAATCTTGGTTAATCTGTGCACTCAAAGTTACAGATACAAACAGACAGATAAGAAGAATTAGTTTTTTCATAGCAATCAAGTTTTAAATTGTTTAGATGTAAACATAACACTCAAAAATAATATTACAAAATATTTCAGTTCCTTTTTTCTATAAAAATAAATATTTCTTTTTTTTCATCATTTACTTTGAAATATAACGAGAATGTTATTATCTTTGTTTCATTCAAAACTAAAAAATAATCTACTATGTTAAAATTCATCAAACGTTTTTCAAAAAGGATGTATGTAAAATGGTTAATTTGGAACAGAAAAAATGTTTCAGATGGTGATAAAAAAATTTCTGATACACAGAAGATATGTATGTCAATTGCTCGTTCTTTGATTACCCACCCCAATTCCAAGTTTTTGTTAGCCCCATTAAGTGGTAAACGTTATATTAAAAATGCTGAGTTGGAATTGTTTTGTATCTTAGACCACGGAACAATAAGTATTACAAATCACGTATATCATTACGATGTTGTTGTTGGTGAAAGAAATTGGGAAAGACTCTCTAAAATGTATGATGGTAAAGTGGAAACAATTCGACAAGAATATGAAGACCAAATTATGTCTCAAATTGAACACTCATTGGAAAATATAATAAAAAAGGTCAAATCTGTTAATGATTTGACCTCCATATAATAATTATTTTTTCTTTGGTTTGTATGATACCATTGTAGGTTTGTTACCAGTACCAATCTTTGGGTCTTTTTTTTCTGCTCTACGTTTTTGAGCACAAGCGGCTTGTTTCTGTGATTGACTCATTTTACTTGCAACACCAGCTGCTCTACACTTAGGATATCCTTTTGTATCAGCTTCACTTCTTCCACAAGGGGGATGTTTTCCATCAACCTTTCTACATATATTAACCCAAGGTCCTTTTGGTTGTGATGACCCCTTGGGTTTTTTCTTTGTACCAAACCATACTGCTAAATCTTCTTTAATTGTGTGGACATCGTGTGTATCAATTTCATAAGAACCTTTATGGTCAGGTTCCCATCGACCAACAATTCTTTTAATGTTGTTTTTTGTTGTACTTTTAACTTTTTGATGATTGTAATCAGTATCAACAAATTCTGAAAATGGTGCCAATTGTGGATTTTTCCATTTTCTCATCCCCAATTCAGTAGGTCCTGTATATACCCCTGAACTAATACTTGTATCTGCTTCAAATAAAATATTCAAATCTTCAGTCAATATTGGAGCTTCTTCATATCTCCATTCTTTTACATTTGTATTATAAGGTCTTGATAACTCATTCATTGGTGGTCTCTTGATGTTATGACCAGGGAATGGATTAATTACATCACCATCATTATCGTTTCTTACAGGATGATTTTTTGCATAAATAGACGCCTTCTTAGCCTTAACTTCAATTTTTTTAATATCTTTCTTTGGTGTATCCATAGAACCATCATAACTATCTGTTGCAAGTTGTTGTGAATAATACTTTGATACAGATGTATCATATGGTCCTAATTCACTTTTTTTGAATATTCTTTTACCTTGTCTAAGAGGAGGTACAAAAGAACCTCTTGACCCTGTCAAATTACTTGTCGCCTCATTTATTATATCTGATTTGACTTTATTAAAAAGTATGTCTATTTTACTCATAAAAAAAATGAACGAAGAAAAATTATTTGGACAATTATTTAATGTTATTCCTCTATTATCTGAAAACCATTTAGATACCCTCTTAGAAACTTTGGATAAAGAACATGCTATATATTTTTTAGTACAAGCGGTTAAATATGCTCACACACAAGGTGTATATAGTTTGGGTGAATCCGAAATACTTTCTAAATCAATTAGAATAATCTCTAAAGAAAATTCTTAAAGACTACCTGATGGTGTACCACCACCAACGTTTTTTGTTTGTACTTGTATTCCCTCAGGTGTTGGAGCGGTATTAATACTTGTAACTTTTTTTGTTTCAATATTAGTTATATTAGGACCACCTTTACCATCAGGTGTTGTACCGCCACCAGTTGTATCACCACCAGTTGTACCACCACCTTTACCATCAGTTGTTGCACCACCTACACCCAAATATTGTTCAATAGCTCCCAATGTTTTAACTCCGAATTGATTATCGGCAGTGCCAGGATTTTTACCTGCTTTAATCAAAGCATTTTGTAAATCTTGGATTGTGTAGTTCGTTTGGGGTTGAGTTATTTCTGATAAAATTTTTGAGTTGTGTTTTCTCAAAATTTCATATTTTTCACTTTCTGATATATATAATCTTTTCATATTAATTTTAATAATTAGTTACTATTTATTGCACTCCTTTAGCTTGTGGTGATGTTGCTGTGTTTGTTGTTGTATTAGTTCCACCTTGAATTTTGGCCATTAAAGCATTAATTGTTGCCTGATCCATTTTACCTGATTGTGTTAATCCTAATTTTTGTTGTACTGCTGAGACTCTTGCACTTAAGTCACCTCCACCAGTATTAGTTCCTCCACCACTTGCCTTTTCTTTTTTACTATCTAAGGCTGAGTAATCTTGGGCATCAACAATACCATCACCATCACATTTATAATATCTTCTCTCTACCATTCCTTCCCACCAATATGTACCATCTGGTTGGTAAGTAATATTTTTTCCTTTCTTTTCACTATATCTCTTATAACTTATAATAGTTTTTCCTTCAATATCCTTAACAGGTGTAATACCTTGAGATTTAGGTACACAAGGATAACTTTTCCAATTTTCTGGTACATTAGCATTACTCGTTGAAGTTCCTGCATTTTTTGATACTTCCTCAGTCTTTTTAATTGCTTTACGTAATGGAATCTTAACACTATTTATCCAAGCTTCACTTTTATAAAACTCATCAGACAATACTGACATTAAATCTTTATTATATATTTCTTTATAGTTTTGTATAACTCCACATAAATCAGGAATACTGGCAATGGAACCTAATTGTTCTGCTATTTTTTTTGCACTATCATCTGTTGCATAACCACCACCTAAATAGTTTGTTGTATTAATTAAATTATTTAAATTTTTAGCAATATCATCTAATTTGTCACTATTTATTGCTGGTCCAACTTTGTTTGCTGTACAAAGTTCTCTAATATTTCCATTAAATGTAGGTCTATCATTACTACTATATAATGCACCAATCAGTCCCCCAACAGTTCCACCGATAATCATACCTGGAACACCAGCAAACATACCCATTTGAGCACCAGCACCAGCACCTCTAAGAGTTGAACCAAGAGTACCTTGACTTAGTGCATCGTAGTAAGTAGCTTGTTCTTGCATCAAATATTGTTTTTTTGTATGACTTTCGTGTAACTTTAAAATCCTTTCTTTTTCGGATTCATCTAAAAAATATAATTTTTTCATAATAATAATTTTTTTATTATAAATATCTTAAGATAATAAAAAATTTATAAATACAATAAATAAAGAACCCCATCTTTTAAAATGGGGTTATATGAATTAACCTAATTTATCTGGACCATTACCCTTTAAAAACTTATCCAATTCTGTTAAGTAAGGATTTACACCTTTGGTAAGTTGAGTTGATGGTTCGTTTTTGATAAACCACATCACATCATTTGGATTATCAACTTTTGGTACAAAACCAGCAATAACTTGCCAATCTCCAGCTTGTTTAAGTCCAGGGGCTCCCTTACCCGTTGATTTATATACAATCATATTATCACCCGTTGGTAATTTAATTTCCAAAACTTCCCTACCTGAAATATTGGTTCTATTAACAACTTTAACATCCTTCGGATTGAACTTCATTGTCTCAAGTTTCTTAGCTTTCCCAAATAATTTATCCAACTCAACTTCATGTTTAGTTGTAATAAACCAATTTGATTTAACCCAACTTGGTACAGCATTAGGGATGTTTTTTACTAAATTCTGAGGTGAAAACTTATCAAGTACAACTTGTCTGAAATTAGTTCCATCAGCTAATTGTCTTGGTAATGTATTAATAACATCATCAATTTTTAATGTCTTATTTTGAAGTCCATCTAATACACTTAAAACTTGCGTCATAGGTATTTTATTACCACTAGCAGATTCTAAGTATTCTAAACCATTAAAAATTGTTTTATTCGTATTCATACTATTCAAAAAATTGGTATCAAAAGAACCACTCAATTTACTTAACATTTGATTAGATGGTGTACCAATATTTTTTACTAAATTTTTGTTAGAGAACTTATCAAGTACAACTTGTCTGAAATTAGTTCCATCAGCCAATTGTCTTGGTAACATATTAATAACCTCATCTACTTTTAAGGTTTTGTTATTTAAACCATCTAAAATAGTTGATATTTGAGTCATAGGTATTTTTTTACCACTTGCAGATTCTAAATACTCAATCCCATTAAAAATAGTTTTATTCTTATTCATACTACTGAAAAAATTACTATCAAAAATACTAGTCAATTTACTTAGCATTTTATTTGGTTGTACATTCATATTCTTCAGAAAGTTGAAGTTAATTTCTGAAACAACGTTTTTAACAAGTTTCGTTAAATCCTTCTCAGTTAATCTTATTATTTTTTTTCTCATTATAATATTTTTTTATTATAAATATCAATGAGTAATTAATATTTATTCCCCTTCTTTATATTTTCTAAACCCCACATTGGTTGTAAATTATCCAATGACCAACACTTCTTAAACTCTTCATCCTCACTACCCTCAAATATAAATGATGAAATTGGTTTGATATGGTCAATATGCCATTCACCATAGTTATCCCAATTCATACCATCATTAAATTGTTTTTCTAAATGAACAATAAGTTGTTCAGGAGTATATCCCAATATATCAAAGTAATGACCATACTTTTGTAAATTGTTTTCTTTTAATACAATGTATATCGCTGACCTAAAGTTGGAGATGAGTTTATAGAGGGGATCTGTATGTCTTTTGTGTTTTTGATATACTCTCTTTCTTTCTCTGTGTTTATCTATATTTTTTTCTCTCCATTCTTTATGATAGATGTTTAGTTTGTTTCTATTATTTTTTTGCCATTCAGAAAAATAATCTAATCTTTTCTGTCTATTTTTTTCATACCATTTTTTATCACTTACAGATTTACCACCCCTGAATTTCATACCTGGTGTACCAACATTTACATTGTTTTCTTTTAATACTCGTAAGACTATGTGTTTTTTCAAACCTAACTTTTCAGAAATAGATGGACTACCCAACATCTCTTCGTTGTATAATCTAATTATTTCTTTTACAATTGTGATATCTAATTCTATTTTTTTCATATAATATAAATATAAACATTATAGCGATTGTGTCAACTATAAATAAAAAAAAGAGGGACAAAAACTTGTCCCTCTCGTCAATATTAACTAAGATTGATTATCTCAATTCTTGTAAGTCGAATGTTCTAACACCATCAACTGTAATACGCCCATAAAATCTATTATTCACCATTTTTTTAGCGTATCTAGTCATGATACCTTTGATTGGTGTAAAGTTGAATGGATTGTACATTGTTGGAGTTAATTGAAGTGGAACATACGGAGCGTAGATGTAACCAGTATCAAGAAGTGATGTACCTTTATGTCCGATTAACACTTGGTTAGATGGGAAGTAAGGATCACGATATACTTGGTATCTACCAGCTAATGTACCCACTCTTTCAATACCCATATTGTATTGGTCTTGCTCAGGAGAAGCATTTGATACGTGGAAGTATTCCAAGTCATCAAAGATTGCAGAAACCTCAGAAGAAACAACAATCCAGTTAGCACCACCTCTAAGAGTTGATTTGTGGATTTGAGCAGAAAGTTGGTTGATAGCTGTAATCAACGTTTGATTCCAGTCTTTTTGAGTGTAAACAGTGTTACCTGCAATTCTTCTCCATCCGTTGTAATCCCAACGTAAATTCCAAGCAGCACCTTTTCTAAGGTCACGAAGGATTTCTCTATCGATTTCAGCAGCAACTTGCTCAGAAAGAAGAGCAGTTAATTCAGCTTCAGCATCGATATTGTGGAATGCAGCAACGTCTTGAGCAAGTTCAGGAGACCATTGAGCTCTAAGTTTTCTTTCAGACACAGAAACAGTTACTGATTCAAGGTCAAAAGAAACCTCACCGATTTTATCTTCGAATTCAAGTTCTTCATATCTTCTCCATACAGCTGTGAAAGAAGTAGCAGAAGATGCTGAGAAAATAGTTGTACCAGTGTAACCATCTAAAGATGAATCACCACAATTTGCACAAGCAGGACAAGAAAGGTCAACTTCTAAGTAGATACAACCATCTTGACCACAAATGTTATCAAATGTTCCACCATTACCACGATCTGCTGATGTTTTAGAACCTGAAGTACCACTTGGGAAAACAGTTTGTTCTCTTGTTGATGTTGGATTTACAATACCTTTACCATATTGTTGAGTAACAACTCTGAACAATAAATTAGGATAAGTATCAGTAGAAATACCCATAGTATCACAAGTATTTGTATCAGCAGAAATTGTGTTTCTGATAATTCTTAAGTCAGCAAGGAAAGTTTCAGAATCAACTTCATTTCCATCAGGACCGATTAACTTACCATAACCAGGGAAAGAAGTCCATCCACAAAGTTTCATAACTAACTTTCTAACGTTTGGTGTTGTTTCAGTGATTTGATAGTTTTCTAAAGAACCATTTACCCACTTCAACAAACCAGTATCTTGAGTGATAGCTGACCAACGACCTTTTGAATAGTCGAATAAACCTGCAGGTTCTAAACCTGGTTCAGTTCCTTCATAGAATAAATCATAAAGATTTTTTGCATAAGCACCAGCACCTGTGTAACCAGCATTTGGATTTCCAGGGTAGTTACCAGGACTACCTACAGGAGAGTAGTGTTCACCTGAATAATCAGGGAAACCTTTTGCATCAAAAGTACCACCACTATAACCTTGGATTTTAGGTACGAAGTAGAACAATTTACCGATAGGTAAGTTCATAGCTTGTACAGATACGATGTCATTTGCTAACAATTTAGAGAATACTCTTCTTACGATTGGGAATACAACCGTTTCGAATGATCCTGAACTTCCATCAGAAGTTGCTTCGTTGATTAAGAAAGAAGCTTGGTTTTCATATAACTGAGCTACGTTTTCTTTTAGGTGGCCTCTAAGACCTTCAAGGAATCCTAATCTATCCCATTTGTTAATAGTATCTTCTTTGATAACTTTAAGGTGTTTCAAACCAATGTTACCAACAAGACCCGATTCTAATAATGCTCCCATTTTGTATTTGTTTTTGTTTTTTAGCGAGTTTATTGATTTATTATTTTAATTTTGACATTAAATCCTTCATTCTTAAGAATTGTGGATTTTCGTAAGTTTTTGACTCAATCAAGTTAACAGCTGAACCAGTTGAAGGTGCTTTTGCAATTGTTCTTTCAATTGATTCACTTACTTGTTGTGGTTTAGAACTTGTTAATTCGTCTTTGATTGTTTTGTATAAGTTTTTAGATTCTTTGATTGTTTCTACAGAATCAAATCTTTTTAGAATATTAATTTTCTCTTGTTTTGAAGTAGAATGTTCAGTAAACAATCTTGTAGCGTATGCCAAGTTTGAGTTGAAAGTTGCAACTTCATTAAGTTTATTTCTAAAAATATTTAATGCCTTTCTGTATTCTTCGTTTTTCTCTCTAAGGATTTCTAATTCATGCTGATTGAATGATTCTTCAATGTTTGTGTTAAATTTTGAATACGTTCTAGGTTTTGGTAAACCACCTTTTCTGAATTTTGAACCAGCTCCTAATGTACGTGAAGCTTCTTTAGTTTCCATTTTCTTAGGTGTTGTAACCATTCCCTCTTTACGTTCTTTTCTGTGAGTTGGTTTGCCTTTGAATTCACCATCAAAACTTGGAGAATCTTTTTTATAGATATTTGCTTTTTTAGCACTACCAGTTCCCATCATTTTGTTAGCGTTTTTACCAACTACCTTGAAACCACCATCCATATTTGGAGTTTTAGACATCTTATATGATTGTGCATTTCCGAAACCGATTCCTTTTGGTTTAGTTGATTTTTTAGATTTTTTAGATTCAAATAAACCTTCAAATTCTTCATCATCTTCTTCATCCATACCCATCATATTTTCATCTTCTACTTCAAGTTCATATATTGTTTCTTCGTCCATAGATGACATCATAGATTCAACATCATCATCTTCATACATAGACATCATATCATCATCTTCGTCCATATTCATCATACCTTCATCTTCCATTTCAAGTTCATATATTGTTTCTTCGTCCATTGACATTACATCAGACTCCATAGTCTCATAACCACCTTCTGGATAGTAATCCTCCTCATCTTCTAATCCATCAAATTCTTCATCCATAAATTGATCAGCAAACATACCTTCTATATCTTCTTTTTCCATACCTTCAGAAACTACTAAGTATTCTTTGTCTGTTTCATTATCTTTGAAGATTGTGTTACCTTTTTTGTCTTTTGTAATAACAATTTCGTCATTTGGGTCTAATAAAGAATAAACTTTCATTACTTGTGATGTTGGTGCATTTGTTAAGTCGATAACTTCTTCATCATCTTCCATGTCTTCGTCATCCATGTCATCATCGTCCATGTCCTCTTCATCGTCCATGTCATCATCATCCATATCATCGTCATCCATTTCTTCATCATCATCATCAAACTCTACATCAGCCACATCAGTGTCCTCAAAGTCCATTTCTTCATCATCGTCTTCCTCAACCCCTTTTTTCTTTTTCTTACTTTCAAAAAGAGATTCCTTTACTAAATCTTTGATTTCTTGTTTCATAGTTGAAGCAAGTATTCCTTTTGCATTCTGAGCAACTGTTTCTTCCAAATTTTTCATTTGGATTATTGCCTCTTCAACAATTGATTTTTCGTTTGCCATTTTTTTTATTTTTTTTATAAATATGTTCATTTATGAAAAATATTACTTTTGAGTAATATCAAAAGAATTTTTTTTATATACATAAATATTGAGGTTTTCACAAAAATCAAAAGGGGACTCTTCCGAATCCCCCTTTTATTTTTAAATAACTATAAAAATTATTCAATTACTTCATCAATTTTACTTTCAACTATGGCGGTTATTCTCCAATCCATAGTATAATGTTCATAAATTTTTGTGACTTTTGCTTCAACATCAGTTGGATTATAACCTAATACTAATTTTTCCAACTTAATTTTTTTAACTTTTCCACTTTCTTCATCAACTAAATCTTCAGTAATTTTTGCAACGAAATATTTTTGTCCACTTTCCATATTTGAATTTTTTTTTTAATTTGTTTAATAACCCAAATAATCGTTAAGTCTTTTCATTAAGTCAAGAGATTTGTTACCATTTTCACCAACATTTCTTTCCATTGCCATATTTTTATCATCGTCTAAATTTTCATCCAAACTTGCCCTATCTTCCTTATTCAAAAATAGATATGCACCAGGCGTTGATGGTGATGATACCAAATCAAAACAAATTAATTCAAAATCATCTTGAACCTCATTTTGTTCCCCAACTTTTTTTAATGAACCAACACCACGAGAAGAAATACCTAAAGTTACACCCTGACGTAAATAATTTGCTGCCATATCTCCTTTAGTAGAAACAATTCCTCTTTCGTGGAAACCTGGACTTGTCAACAATTTTAGTTTTCCCATTAAAACAGGACCTTCCCACCATATTTCTGTTATAATATGAGAAACTCTATCTAAGTCTATTAGAGAAGATTCAGGGTGATTTAATTCAGATAAGGAAGTACCCTTTTGAATCATTTTTTTATAGTTTTCAGCTTCTCTCTTTAAAATACGTTCAGGATAAATTCTACCATTACGATTTGGTGTATTGAATTTTTGTAATACAGCGTAAAACTCAAATGGTTTAGAATGGTCTAAAAAGTTTTTAGACTCTTTAATTATTTTTGCATTTTCTTCGTGAGATGGTGAAACGAATCCAGCATCCTCTTCAATTAAAATCCCCTTTCCGCTTTGACCAGGTTTTAATATTTTAAGTTCCATAATCTTTTATAAATAAATATCATTATTTTTGATATTTATATTTCTGTGGATTTGTTCTTTTTTGTTAATGAAAAATTGAAGTATTCGTTTTTCAAAAAATTTTGATTGATTACATTTTTAGTAAGAGATTTAAGATTCTCTTTTAAGTTGGTATCTTTGAAATCTAAATTTTCTTCTTTCAAGAAAAGATTAATTTCTAAATTAAGAAAAGACTTTTTAGTTAAACTAATACCACTTGATCTCAAATCTAAATCAACAATAAAATTTTCTTTGAATAAATGATTATTTAGATTGTTATGAACTGAGTGTTTTATGGCACGTGATAAATTTAGAACAACACGATTCCAATTATCTGAATCTTTTTTTGGTTCTACCCAAGTCTGAATATTTAAATATATTGATTTTAGTTCGAAAGAGTCGACAGTACCATACGTAATTTTTGCTATTTTAAACCCTAAAATTTTAGAGGTTTTTCCTTTTTTCATTAAATAAAATTTTACAATTGTTTATTTTAGAAAAAAGTAATTAAATTTGTTTTAAAAGTCAAAAAACAATAAATCATTATAAAAAACCATAAAAATGTTAATAGTACAAGTAGATAACAAAACCCCAATTGAAAAAGCTTTGAAACTATTCAAAAGTAAAGTTATTAAAACTAAATTGATGTCTGAATTGAGAAATCGAAAAGAATTTACTAAACCATCAATAACCAAGCGTAAAACTAAGAATAGTGCAATTTACAGAGAACAAATGAAAAAAACTGAAAACTAAATTGACTCCTTTAAACTTTTAAGTTTATAGTAATTTAACTTAGTGTAATTTTCACTTTTCATTTTTTCAATACTTTCATTTATTTTTACTACAACATCAGATTCTGCTGATTTCTTTAAATCAGTAAGTTTTTCTATTACATTCTCTTTCAACTTACCATATTCACTCTTTAGAATATTGTCATCTTCATTCAACATATTTTCAAGTTCTCGTTTTTCAGATTCACTTAAGTTATCTATGTAACCCTTAATGGTTTTATTTGCAATATTCACAATAGTTTTTATTGGTAACTCAATTGAATCAGATGAGTTTAATGGTTTCTTTCTAAGAGTTTCTGATAGTATTTTTTTACTACTAATTTTTTCATTGATAGATGTTACATCATTAGAAAAAAGTTTGTCAATTGTTTCATATTTGTTTTCTGTTTGGATATTACCTATCCATTTTTTTATCTCAAGAATTTTATTATTAGTAACTTTGTTAATCAAGTTTTCATATATTTTAACACTCTCATTAAGGTAATCATTAATAAGAGTGTTATCCATTCCTTGGTTTGTATTTAATTCATCGTATAAGTAAAAAAGACTACTTATAGTTTTGTCCTCCAGAACTAATTTTTTAAAGTTTTTTATTTCATTTTTAAAACTTTTTTTGATATATGATTCTAATAATTTCTCTTCAATTTTTGATTTAAGTGTCCCGAATTTCATAGTGTTTTTATTTATAAATATCAATCGTTTAAAAGTTTACTTAATTGGTTTTCCATTTCACCTAAAAAATTTTTACCTTTAGATAAATCAATAAAAGAATCATCATCTAAAAGATTTTCACTCTCTAATAATATTTTTAAATTATCTCGATTGAAAGATTCAGGTGTCAAACCTCCCCCTTCTCCTCCAACTGGTGGTGGAGGTGGAGCTCCTCCAGGAGATGGTGGTGCACCTGCTCCTCCTCCTGTAGTCGTTGTTGTACCACTTTTTGTTGAGTATAACTTATCTAAGTTATCAAAAACACCAGTATGAGTTATAATTGTTGCAGTATTTTTCAATTCAGCACCAACTGCTTGTTCTATTCTTTGTTGTTGTAAGTCAATCTTAATTTCTTCATCAGAGAATCCAAGAATGTGTTTTTTAGCCCACGTGATTGAAACTGGCATAATACCTTCAGCACCTGCTGTTGTTGCCTCTTTATAAGCCGCAAATTTTTCTTTCCAAACATCAACTTTCAATAAATCAGCTTGAGTTGATGGATTTGTTAAACTTAATGTAAAGTTATTTAACTCGTCTTCAAATCCCAATAAGAATAAATGAATGATTGCTATTTTATTCATTTCAGCAACCATTGATTTTTGAATTCTATTAATTGTTCTTGCAAAACGAATATCAATTAACGATAAGTTTTTTCCATCCCCAACAGGTTCTTCAAATCCTAAAAATGCTTTAGGTACACGTAATGCGGTAAGAAGTTTTTTCTGAATGTATTCAATATCGGCAATCTCACCTAAGTTTGTTCCACCCGCTAATGTTTCGATAGGGTTAGTTGCTGCAGGATCCCTCACAGGTATAAAATAATCTTGGTCAACAGCCATTTGATTAAATCTCATATCAACATTACCTGTTTGAGAATCAACTACCTGACTACGTTTAAATTTGTTTGCAACACGTTGTACATATGGTTCAACATCCTTATCATCCATATTACCAACGAATACTTTAAATACCCTTCTTTCAGGAGCACGAGAAGTTCTATATATCAACATCGCATCTTCAGATAACAATAATTGTTTCCAAATACGTCTTGCTTTTTCTAACATTGATGTACCATAAGGAAGTTTTCTATCATCACCTAATAAACGGAAGTGAGCAATTTCCCAAGAATTGAACTCCATATCCTTAGCCTTCCATTTAAATCTAAGACCCTTGTTTTCTGCAGGTTCTTCAACATTTTGTCTACTTGCTTGTGCTGGCATACCTCTTTCCAAACGTTCAATTTCAATGTTTGGTAATTGCATACAACCAACAACTCCTTTTTCTGAATCCAATTTCAAATACACAAAGTTATCACCATACTTACAAGTATTCCTCGTCCACATAGGTAAATTTGTATTGATATCAAGTACATTGATAAACAAGTCTATCAATATTGATTTAATTCTTTTTGATTCAGAATATATTTGCAACATATAACCATTATGGTCAACAGTTGTTGCTTCTTCACCATAAATGTCCAATGCTGCAGATATTTCTGGTGTATATTCCATACTTTCATAATCATAAAATGATGCCAACCTCGTTGGTTCATAATAAACTGCTTGAGTATATAAGTTACTTTCAATCTTTGTCCATTGATTGGCCAAATAATAAGTTTGTTGTGCTTGTAAAAGTTCCTTTTCGTATTCTTGTTTAGAAGGTGTACGTAGTAGTTCTTTTTTATCAAACTTATAAGTTGGATAATCCTGATTTAATAAAGCATTAGGTCCGAAAGCGTGGGACAACCTTTGCCAAACTGTTAAATTATTTTTTTGTTCCATAAATTTAATTTAATGAAAAATATCAATAATTAAATAATTTAATTATTTTGATTTTTTTGGAGTTGGTCATTATTTTGTACAGACTTGTCTGTTGGTATAATTTTCTTTGTTGCAATTCCTTGTCCTGGTACATTTAATTTTGAACCATCAAATTTTTTACCCGATTTTTTTCTTCTTGTAACTCCCATAATCTTTATTTTATAAATATTATCTACCACCAAATAACCAAGAATATTTCATATAATCCTCCTTGGAGATATTTTGATTTCTTTGATTTATTCTTTCGTGACCATAAGGTATTACAGGATTAAAATCAATTTGTTTAGTAACCTCTTCATTATTACTTACAGACCATGAATCTAACATAGCTTTTGTTTGTTCAGTAACTTTTTCCAAATTACTAAAAGAAGACTCAGCAACATAAGTAGCCATTGCAATTGACATAATTAAATCATCATGTTGTCCCTTTTGATGGTCAGGTCTTCCATTTACATATACAAAAGTATTCATTTCATCAAATAATCTTGAACTATGAATTTTAAATTCATGTCTCATTACCTCCTCAAATGATGCTATAATCTGAACACGTTTATTATTAAAATTAATACCTGGTATCTTATCTAAAGCCTTTGGATCATACTTCCATTTATTTGCCAAATCAACACCATCTATGTATAAATTTTTATAACCCATTTCTTGTAACTTTCTTGATGTCGCAACACCCATACCACCAGTTATATCTATTACGATAAAACAATTATACATATTACCCCACTTGTAACATATCTCAGCCATTGTATCAGGTGGAAGTTTTCCAACATATTCGGCAACTTGTTCACGTTCATCAAAATCGATAATTTGGAATGAACTAAAGTCCTCACTATCACCTCTACTAACATCCACACCCATAACGTACTTATGTCCCATTATTGGTTCTTTCCATATCCAAAGAGAATTACCAATCATTTTATTTTGGGGTTCTTTAATCATATTTTCTTTAACTCTTTGCATCATTAAAGAATCAAATACATTATCACCTGAACCAAGAAAATTACACTCTAACTCTTGTGAAACCTTACGTTTGTCATACTTAAGTTTCTTTACCATACCCTCAAACCAAGATGAACAAGGTTTATACCCCGAATTCATCATTAACTTTAGTTCTTCAAAATTTCTTTCTTCAAAAGGAATTTGAGCCCAAGAAATAATATCTTCTTTTGGATATTCTTCTTTGTTCAGTAAATAATGAATTGTATCTTGAGTTTTTACTAAAAATAAGTCTTTTGTATATCTTGGGTCTCTATACCAAAACATTTCAGATATTTTGAAATCATTCATCCCTCTATTTGCTTGATTATAGATTTCATAATATATTGGGTCATAACCATTTGGTGTGGAAACCACAATTACTTTACCACCAGTTGAAAGTGATGCCATACAAGCCGCCCAAAAGTCAGAATCAGCATCAATGAACGCAGCTTCGTCAAATACAAGAATTGTTGGAGTAAAACCACGAAGAGCATCCTTTGACGTTGCAACCGCTTTAACCTCACATCCATTGTTTGTCTTAAAATGTTTTTGAGAATCCTTATCTTTTGAAAAATCAATTGCAACCCAAGATGGCCATTGAGTAATAAACATTCTAATTTTATTGGCCATCTCTTGAGATGTATCAAGTTTATTGGCGATTATTAGAATCTTTTCAGGTTTATTTTTTTTGGCAAATGCTATTTTCTTTGAAATCCAAGCAGCTGTTACTGTGGATACCCCAGCCTGACGATACTTTAAAGCAATGTTTTCATTGTAATCTTCATAATCTTGTAATAGTGAAATTTGGTCAGGGAATAACTCCAATGGCACATATTTTGATACCGTATTATCGTAAGTTTCTAAATATGTTTTTAGTGCATATGTAGTATCCCTCATACACTTAACATACTCAATCATTACTTGTTCTTTTGTTAAACTCATAAATGTTTTTTTATAAATATAAAAACCCCCACTTATTTATAAATGGGGGTTTTAAAGTTATTTTTAATCTTCATCATCTACATCATATACATCCCAATCATCGGGATTAAAATCATCGTCATCGTACTCATCTTCCTCAGGTTCAATTGGTTCTACCTTTTTTTCTGTTTTCATAATTTTTTCGTAATCTGGTTTTTCAATTTTCGGTGAATTTTTTTTGATTGTGTTTACAATTAATTGAGAAAATTCTTCAAACTTTTTCATTCCAGCTGGTTTTCCACCTAACACACCATCGTACATAATTTCGTTAAATAACTTTGGTTTATCATTTGCTAATTTGTTGAATTGAGTTTGAATTGCCCCATCCATCCAAGTTTCATAACCATCAATTAATTCACCCCATAAAAATCTTAATTTAGAACTAATTTCTCTACCAGTAATCATATTCTTAATTTCGTGTTTATGAGTATCGGTAATTTTCGTGAGAGTATTATTAATAGTTTTGTCTTTTGGTAAGTATAACAACGAATTGAAGTATCTTCCCGCTTTATATAATTCGTGTACCAATAATGGAAAATGTGGAGCTCTAACTTGTATCACCCAACCACCAGGATTAGAATTATCGGGTATAACATCAGCAAATGCAACCCTACCAACCGCTTGTTCAGCCATTCTTTCCAACATTGCAACATTATCATTATAGAAAATCGTTGCAGAATTTTCGAATTGTTTGTATTTGTTAATTAAATCGGGATCCATTTGATTTAATTGACTTTCTATTTCTTTGTAGGCATTAAATCCTTCAGACCAAGCAGTACCTTGAGTTGTCGCATTAATAAAATTTCTTGCCTTAACACGTTCATCAAATTCAGGGTCAACTTCTTTTGCCTTTTCTATTTGTTGTGGTGTAACTTTTTGTGGTGTTGTACGAACTGTGGCATTTGTTGAAAATTCAACATCCATTCTAATAGTCCCATTATCAACTCTTTCTTTTATCTTTGGAAATTTACTAAAAAATATTGCCAAAGCTAACTTTAAAAGTTTATCACGATGTTGAGATTCCAAAGATGGTAAATAGCTCATTAACTGACCCATATTATTATTACTACCACCTTCTTCTTTCGCCCTTTGATATTTTCTATTTTGAGCACCAAGAATCTTTTCCTTAGCATCTTGACTTAGAAAATCATCAACTGGTGCCTCATATAAAAGTATTTTCATATTATTTTAAATATTTTAATGGTTTGTGATATGCTTCATCCATCCTTCTCATAGCTTTATAAAACTCATCTTTAAATTTACTCATATGTCTTCTATCATGGGCTTGAGGTTCAGGCTCAACTTCAGGATTAGGAACCATTGGTTCATCTTCTTCTGGTGACCATTCAGGTTCTTTTTCTCTGTCAGGTTTAATTCTTGGTTTGATACCTGGTTCGATAGTTGGAGCAAATGGGTCATTCATACTAAATTTACTTCTTCTCTTTGCTTGAGGTTCAGGCTCAACTTCAGGATTAGGAACCATTGGTTCATCTTCTTCTGGTGACCATTCAGGTTCTTTCTCCCTATCAGGTTTAATTCTAGGTTTGATACCAGGTTCAATTGTTGGTGCGAATGGGTCATTCATCGTAAAATCTTCATCAATTTCCGTTTCCTCATAATAGAAATCTTCTTTTAATGATTTTCTTTTTCTAAGTTCACCCTCAATTAACTTCATTAAATCTTTCTTTTTCATAGCTGGTTGTAAATCTTTAATAATTATATTTTCAATATGTTCTTTAAGTGCTGCATCAAATTTTAAACTAGGTGAAACCTTGCCTAAATTTTCTCTGTAACCACCCAATGCTCCACTTTTGACCATATCTAAATAACTTTCTTTAGTTTCTTTCTTTTTGTATTTTACAGTCTTTTCAGGATGTTTTTTTTCAGGCATAGTTTTGTATTGTTTCTTAGATGTACTCTTAGAAAATTCTTTAGCCATCTTACACCATTTACAATCCTCAGTTTTACATTTGTTACAACGAGCCCAAAATAATTTTTGTTGTGCCTTTGATTCAAATTTTTCACTTATCTGACCAGTACCATCATCATAATCATCCATTCCATCGTCTGTATCAGGACCTACTTGTTTAGGTTCTTGTGTTCTACCTTTTAAAGCCCAATTGATATTAGTTTCCTCTTCACTATCATCCTCAGTTAATTTTACATTTTTACATTTAGGGTCTGATTGATTTTGCAAACAAAAATTAGCTAATTTTAAATCTTCAGGTTTTGTTTTGTCTAATAACGTGGTAACAATTTGTGTAGCCTCTTTATTTTCCTTTTTGGACATTTTTTCGAACAACAAATTGATTTTACTTTCATTCAAAGTTGAAATGAATTTTGAAGTAAATCCGTTATTTAATAATAAACTAATTTTTTTATTTAAATTCATAATTTAATTTTTTTTCAAATTCAAGAACAATATCCCTCTCGTATAATTTATTTTTAACAACCTCCTCACTATCTCCAAATCTGAAAACTAACCTTTTTACTATATCAAAATTTATAGATTCATTTTCATTTTCCCAAGCTAATGCAATTACATCATCAGTTGCATCTATCATTGAAAAATAATCGGACTTTTGAATTACTGACAATGTTATTTTATCATTTTTCAAAACTCCGACTTTCTTAATATGTTCTATGTCTGGTGGACTTGGATAACCATTAGATGGTTTTGATTCCCACATTTCTCCCCACACATCTTCTACTCTGTCTGAAAAAATAAACTCGTATATATTATCACCTCGATAATTAGGTCCCAGTTCATTTACGTAAATTAAAAACATTATAGGATATTACCTTTTGGAGTTATTTTAAATTTAGCTTCACTTAAATTGAATACCAAGTTATTTTTTTCTGTTTTACCTAAAAAAACTGCTTGAGGATATTCTTTCATAAATCTCTTAGTTGTTTTTTCTTGTGCATAAGACTCATAAAGTCCATTAGAAACTTTAGTAGTTTTTTTAGTCTCACCAAAATATTTACCCAATACTTTATCAACGTGAGATTCATTAAACATTCCCTCAATCATTTCTTCCATTTTGTTAACATAATGGTCTCTCTTTTCTCTTCTTCCATGTCTTGGGTACATTTCAGCCATTTCCCCACCTGCAGGAGGCGTTGGCGGTGTTGTCATTTCTTCTTCACCACCCTCTGGTGCTGGGGGTGTTGTCATTTCTTCTTCTCCACCTTCCATTTCTGGTTCACCCATTCCTTCTTCCCCACCTTCCATATCTTCACCACCCTCAAATCTTGACATTATTTCATCTAAATCATCTTCTTCCAAATTATCTAAATTTAAAGCTGATAAAACAGAATTGATAACGTATTTAATATCTTTGGAACTCATCTCATTTTCTTCGTCAGATAAAAATGTTCTGATTTTTTGTGCCAATTTACCTGTTGCTTTTTGAATAGATTTGAATGATACTTCTTCCTCTTCGTCTCCCTCAGGTTCTTCTGTTCCCATTTCAGGTTCAGGCATTTCTTCTCCCCCTTCAGATGGTGGTGGAGTTGTCATTTCTTCTCCTCCTGCTGGTGGTGGAGGTGTCGTCATTTCTTCTCCTCCTCCAGCAGGTGCTGGTGCTGGTACTTGTGGATTTGCTTCAGGTGCCGCATCTTGTTCAGTTGTTAAATAATATTCCACTTCTCTATCATCTTCTAAAAATAAAGAAACATTCTTATTATAACCTTCATATTTGTTAACTTCGTTAGCAACTATATTTAATCTCTTAAGAGCTTGAGAATAAGATGAATAATATTTTCTATTTTTCATAGGCTCAATATAAACAGAATTGGACTCATTCAAACCTCTCTTAATTACATAACCATTTTTTTCTTTAACAATGTGATATGTATTACCATCAGCCAAAAGTTTTTTAAACTCATTTGATTTTGTTTCGTTAATTGATTGAGGTACGTGCAAATTATAGTTTGCTATTTGAATCATTCTATTTATTTTATCGATTCCTTCTAATTTTTCACTTCCAATTGGTTTTAAATTTCCCATATTTTTTTTGTTTTTTAATATAAATATATTGAAATAACTAATTCTTTATTCTTTCTTTTAAAGAAAGTTTTTTATCTATTAAATTAATTGGTATATTGTATAGTTTCTCAATGTATCCATTTCTACGAAGAACTTTAAATACTAAATTTTGTAGTCCCATTTCACCTCCAGATTGTAGTCCTGATAGTCTATATTTTTTGAGTTTGTCTTTTATTGATTTAACAGATTTTCTGATAGATTCAATATCTTCATCATCAAGGTTTTTGATTAATGTATCAATCAAACTCATCCACTTTTTTGCATTCCTAATTATTTCTTCTTTCTTTACACCTAAATTTTCTTTAGTTGGTTTTTTAATCCATTGGTCATTTAAAACTGAATAAACACCCCCACTAACTCCCTTCAAAGCACTATCTTCAACAAAAACTTCAACATCATATCCAAACATTTTTATATCTCTCTTTTGATTAAAAACTATTTTTTTCAAATCAAAAAACTCAACATATAAATCTTTATATTCTTTTATGAATTGTTTATAGTCAACTAATATGTGTAAATCAACGTCAGAATATTCCGACCAATTATAGTTTGCAATTGACCCTGTTACAATAATATCATCAATAACAACATCAAGTCCAAATGAATCGATGAATTGATAGGCAATTTCCAATAAGTTTTTTCTAACTTGTGGATTAATCTTATTACCATCTTTTTCCCATATTTTGGGTTGTAATGTTTTTTGTGGTGTAAAACTTGAAATTACTTTGTTTAAAGGCTCCATCTATAATAAATATTTGATTTACCTTTATAATTATCACAACCTCTTGTATTTAAAAGTTTTTGCAATTTTTGAATTAAAAAACTTACCTTGAGATTCTGACATCCTAAATTGAGTGTAGATTTGATGTGGGACATTTTCATATGAATATTTCATACCATTATTGAATTCTACAATCAATTCTTTTGACTCAGTATCAAATTCAGTTCTTTTAATATTACTTGATTGAATTTCGTTAATAATTTTTGTACCTCTAATTTCTTCTCTTATAATTCCCATACAATAAAATTTAAAACCCCCATTCGGGGGTTATTATTAATTTATATTTTTAAGTTCATCTCTAATTTCGATAGCCCTTTCAAAGTTTTGTTCTTGAATAGCCAAATCCAATTCTTTTTTCAACTTATCGATTTTTGTATCATTTTTTTCCAAATCTTTTATTTGATCCCTCAACTTTGCAGCCTCTTCAAAATTTTGAGTTTCAATACATTCATTTAACTTTCTTTGTAATTCTTCTTTTGGACCTCTTCCAGCTTCCCACTTTGTTTTCGTTTTTTTATTTGAAAAAAGATAATTTGTAAAAACTATGAAATTCAAATCAGGTCTAAGTTTATACCCCTTTTTAAAATCATCATTAGTTGGAGCTTCAAAATCAAAAGTACCATTTAATCCATTACTTAAAAAATCTTTAAGAATTTCTTCAAAACTTTTATAATTTCTTCTGTTCATATATTATTTTATTTATTTTATTTTTATTATAATGAGAAATATACACAAAAAATACAATAAAATCAACTAGTTCATAAAACGTTATTTATAGATAGTTGAAATTGAAAAATAAAACATTATTATTAGGATAAAAAAATTTATGATAGATTCTAAAGATGGAGATTACTCAACAAAAGGAAAAGGTGATACACCAGTACTTAATAATTTCGCAAAAGATTTAATTAAACTTGCAGAAGAAGGTAAATTAGATCCTGTAGTTGGAAGAGATAGAGAGATAACCAGAATTGCTCAAATTTTATCAAGACGTAAAAAAAACAACCCAATAATAATTGGTGAACCTGGTTGTGGTAAAACGGCAATTGTTGAAGGTTTGGCGTTAAAAATATTGAATGGTGAATGCCCAAGAAATCTTATGGACAAAAAAATTATGTCATTAGACATGACTTCAATTGTCGCTGGTACAAAATATCGTGGTCAATTTGAAGAGAGAATGAAGGTTATTATTGAGGAACTTCAATCAGCACCAAATATAATATTATTCATTGATGAAATTCACCAAATAGTAGGAGCTGGTAATTCTTCAGGTTCACTTGACGCATCAAACATTTTCAAACCAGCATTAGCAAGGGGAGAAATCCAATGTATTGGTGCAACCACGTTGGATGAGTATAGAAAGAACTTTGAAAAAGATGGAGCATTAGAAAGAAGATTTCAAAAAGTAATTGTTGACCCATCAAGTAAAGAAGAGACTTTGGAAATTCTTACAAATGTTAAAGAAAAATATGAAAATTATCACAAAGTAAGTTATAGTGATGATGTACTAAAACTTTGTGTTGATTTAGCTGAACGTTATATTACTGACAGAGAATTTCCTGACAAAGCATTTGATATTATTGATGAGGTTGGGGCGAGAAGTCAAGTTGAAATTAAAATGCCTCAAATTATTGAGGACTTAAAAATACAAGCTCAAGAAATTAAAAAACAAAAAATTGAGGTTGTAAAAAGTCAAAACTATGAATTGGCCGCAGATCTTAGAGATAAAGAAACCAAAATCTTAGATAGATTAGATGATGAAAAGAAAAAGTTCGAGTTCGATTTATTGAATAAGAAAAAACAAGTTTCAATAGAATTAGTTTATGATGTTGTATCAAATATGACTAAAATACCTGTGTCAAAAATAAATTCAGATGAATCGTCAAAACTTACAAGTTTGGATGATAATTTATCCTCAAAAGTTATTGGTCAAAAGGATGCGGTATCAAAAATTGCAAAGGCTATCAGAAGAAATAGATTAGGTATCAAAGACCCAAGTAAACCAATCGGTTCATTCATTTTCTTAGGTTCAACAGGTGTTGGTAAAACATATTTGGCCAAACAACTTGCTAAAGAAATTTTTGGAAGTGAAGAAAGTCTTATACGTGTAGATATGTCAGAATTCCAAGAAAAACATACAATATCAAGACTAATTGGTTCACCTCCAGGTTATGTTGGGTATGACGAGGGTGGACAATTAACTGAACAAGTTAAGAATAAACCTTATTCAGTAATATTATTTGATGAAATTGAAAAAGCTAACAAAGATGTTTTCTCAACACTACTTCAGGTACTTGATGATGGTCATTTAACTGATGGATTGGGTAGAAAAATCAACTTCAAAAATTGTGTGATAATTATGACATCAAATTTAGGTGTAAAAAAACTACAAGACTTTGGTACAGGTGTTGGTTTTAAATCAGCAAATAATTCATACATTGAAGAAGAACATAAAAGAGATATGTTGAAAAAAGAATTGCAAAAATTCTTTGCTCCTGAATTCTTAAATAGAATTGATGAAATAATTGTATTCAATTCTTTAAAAGAAGAAGAAGTAAAACAAATTGTAAAATTGGAAGTTGATAAATTGATTAGTCGATTGAAAGGACTAAATTATAATATATCCTACGAAGAATCTTTGATTGAAATGATTTCCAAAGTTGGTTTTGATGAAACTTATGGAGCAAGACCAATCAAAAGAGCAATCCAAGATAAAATTGAAGATTTTATTTCCGAAGAAGTGTTAAATGGAAATGTTGTTGAAAATGGTGATTACACCCTTGTGGTAGAAGATGAAAAAGTAAAATTTAAAACTGATAAGAAGAGTAAAAATAAAAAAGGGACTAAATAGTCCCTTTTTTTTATGGCATAGGTTTTATTTGTTTCTCAGTACTAGGTGGTTGTGGTATTTTTATATCTTTAATACTATTTTGAGTTAATTTATTATCTTGAGTTGTAGGTTCTTCCAAACCAAATTCAGGTTTTTCAGAGTAAGTTCTAATTCCCTGAAGTCTCTGATTTGCAACATCCTCAAGTTTTTCAATATGTTTCGAGTATTCCTCAAAATTTTTAAGTGCTTTATCAATTTCAAAAACCAACTGACCTTTCTTTTCTTGAGGCATTGTTGATGATGTAATCTTATTTTTTAAATCAGTCAACTTAGTCATTATCTTCACATTTGGTTGGTCAAGTTTCCTTAAGTCTTTTGCCATATTTTTGAGTGAATTAAGATACTTAAAAAAGTCATAACCCTCTCCTCTCCAAAATCCTTTAATACCTTGATATACATTAGATATTGAATCAAAAATACCTTCTTCTAATTCATTTTCTTTAATAATTCTATTAACAACTAAGTTAAGTTGTGTCTCAGTTAAATAAATCTTTCTTTTCATTGTAATATTTTAAAAATAAATATCACTACAAAATGAATTTACCCTTACCAACCTCTTTTTGATATTTTTTTACACCCAAGTTTTCAATAATTTTTGTCGCAATATCATATGTGTTAAAGACATCTTCAACTACAACATATTCGTGCTCAGTATGATAATTGTAATATCCAACAGCAAAGTTTATACAAGAAAAATCAAAAAGACTTTTAAGGGCATAAACATCTGTATATGGGTGAGATTGATATTTGTTTCTGTTGTTAAAACCTTCAGTCAGAACCTCATCACATTTCTCAAAAAATTCAGAATTTTTGTCGAATAATTGTACTCCCATACAATACTCACTTACCATCCAATTACCTGGTGCATCAAATTGTAATACATACCCAACATTAGAAAAGAATTCCTTATCAGCTTTTTTTGATCCGTGACAACCCGTTTCTTCAGATACGAAGAAGGCCGCCTTAACATTTGGTAAATGTTTTAATAGTTGTAAACAAACATATACACCACACTTGTCATCACCACCAATACCAGTAGGTGAACCTTGGTCATTATAGGCCTTGAATGCCATTTTTAACTCATCCTGAGCGTTGGGTAATATCATTTCACGAATGTTGATTGTATCCAACTCGTGAACAGTATCTGTGTGGGCAACAACACAAGGAAAATATTCTACATCATCTGTTTGTTTCGTGGCATAAACATTTCCCATTTTATCCACTTTATAAGGGATATTATTTTCAACCATCCATTCGGTTAAAAATTGAATCATTAAATCTTCCTTATATGTTTTGGTAGGTACAGATAAAACCTTTTTGAGTAAATTGATATCGTGTTTCATAACACAATATTACAACATTTTTTTGAATTTTCTAACAATTGACTCAAAAAGTTCAGGTGTATTTAAAAAATTAACAAAATCTTCAAATGATAAACTTCTTTTTTCTATACCTGATTTAAAATTAGAATTCCAAGTTGATAGAATTATTTTTATATTAGATTTATCAATTGATTCAATTCTAAACAATTTTTTATTATCATATCCCAATTCATAAGTTCTACCAATTTCATAACCTAACTTATTTAAGTTATTTAAAAGCTCACCATATTTTTTAGCACCTTCATATTTTTCAGGTTCGTCTTCAATTTTATCTAAAATGTCTTGTAAATTACTTTCAACAACTTGATTGAATTTGTTTGCATCATAATCCCAAGCATCATATCCAACTTCATTATAATTTCCAACATTAAGATTTAAATCATGACCAATTTCTGTAAAGAGTTCTCTTATTGTTTTTGTTTTATCCTCAGTCATTCCATATAAACTTAACAAGGTATTAATTGTGGTGTAATAACTTGTAAAACTATATTTTTTCAAAATACCATAATTCATAAAAACATCTGGAAGTTCAGATAAAGCCATTTCTTTTATTCTATTTTCAGCGGCCTCATTTCTTAAATCAAAGTATTCACCTTCAATATTATCGGCTTGTCTACTGAAATGTTCAGTCAATAATTTTGATGCGGTACTTAAATATTCTTCACTATTATTCTTTTTTAAATCAATTAAACTAGGATTAATAAAAAATATAATATTGTCTAACAATTTTCGATTTACATCATTAATACTTGCTAAAATGTAACCTTCCTTCCAATCTTCATAAGCGGAATCAGAACTATATATTTCTAAACCATATCCCCCATATCTACTAAAAACGTTTTCTAAGATTGTTCGGTCCCAATCACCTTCACTAAATTCAAAAAATTCAAAATATTCTCTTTCAGTAAAAGTTAAATGAATCATACTTTTACCAGGATTTTTTTGATTGAAAACATACTCATCAAAACTTTCATCAACTTTATTCAAATCGTATTTGTCAACTTTTTTTCCTGATTTTATTAGTTTCAATAAACCATAAGCGGTATCTCCACCAATTAATTCAATAACTTCCATTTCTATCTGAGGGTAATCTTTAATAATATCACCAAAGTCGAAAAGTTTCCCCTCATCATCTAAAACTGAAGGATTACCATATTGAGGAACAAAAATCATATAACCTTTCTTTTCACCTTTACTAACAATTAGATAAATGGTGTTTCTTCTATATGAATAGTAATTTTTTTTAAGATAGTTAGAACCATAATAATCTATTGCCTCAAAATTTTTAGCTCTGAGAAACAAAACATCATTGTCCTCAAATAATATTTCAGATTCGTTATCTGCAGATTCTTTAGGTGTCATTAAAAAATTTTTATTAATAAATAGTTTAAAATGTTGGTTTCATCAATAATTATATCTATAATTACATTATCAAAGTTAATTGAAAATATGGGGGTAATCTGGAATCGACTGACATTGTTGGTTATTCGGGGCATGTCAGACCTGAACTAAGTCTGTTAAACTGGTTTGAAACGATACACGGCAACGTTATCAACAAACTTTCTGCAGTAGGTTTAATCCGTGCTGAAGAAGCAGTAGTAGCCTAGTCAATAGGATATTACTTTCGAGTCGGGGTGCATTCACTCAGGAACAGGAGCACTATAGGGTTGTCTAACCGATTCTCATCCCTAAAAATGAATTGGCCAATTTTGTTGGTTTTGGGAGTATAAAAATCAAATAGCTCGGAACACTGCGAATAATGTTGTCCTAAACATGTAGTCCTTAATAATTAAGATGGATAGGACGAGAGTTCAAATCTCTCTACCTCCACACATTAATCCTTACCTCCACAGGTAAGGATTTTTCTATTTTCATATATTAGATTACATAATAAAGTCATTTCATCGTGACTCAAATTACTTTTCGCGTGATTTGCTGCTATTGATATAAATTGAACATTTCCTTTGAAATAACCGATATTAGAATCAATTCTATCTAATGATGCGGTATATAAATGATTGTTGATTCCTTTATTTTTAGGTAATTCTAATTTAACCCCAGTGTAAATACAAGTGTTTTGGTTATCCCATAATCCCTTCAAATAAATTAAATCAATATCACTATCAAAAGTTCTTTTTTTAACCCTCCTAATAAAGTCCCTTAATCCTGTAAATTCATCCCTTTTGACGTGTTTACTAATATCATAATTACTTCTTACATTTAATAATCTTTCAGTATTAAAATGTCCCGTACAACTTCTTGAACAAAAATTCTTCCTCCCCAACTTTTCATTACGATTTAATTCACTTAAAGGTTTTTCAAACTCAATTCCACAATTACTACAAGTACAAGTTCCCATTCTTCTTTTGTCTCTTTTTTTCATAATGTTTCTTTTATTATAAATATCGTGGAGGTTGTAAAAAATCGTGGAGGTAATAAAAAAAACCCCTCTTTATCGGAGGGGTTATTTAATATTATCTATACCAACCATATTCATAACAAGCAAATTCACCATTTTTTGTTTTGAAACAAGCAAATTTGATACCTCGATTACTTGCGTCAAAACCAATCCATTTGTCATTTGTATTTGCAACAATATCTTTAGCTTCAATATCACCATTCGCCCCAAATTTTGCGTAAACTATTGTCCCACTAGTTGTTTTACTTGGTTTAAGTAAAACACTATTATAGTCAGCCTCAATCAGGCCCTTAGTAGACATTCCTGCAAGTCCGTGTTTTGAATTACGTAATCTATATGTGTTATTGTTCTCATCCATAATTTCAAGAAATTGTCCCTTTTCATCATAACTTCCCCTATGATTATCATAATAACCAACAACTGGTGGATTATCCACCAAAATTTGTGGTACTTGAGATGAATCTGTAATCTCAATTATTTTTTTTTCTTTTTGGTCGTTTTGTTCTTTTATTACCTTTTTAACCAATCTAATCAAGTCAGTTTCATTTAATCTTATAATTTTTTTCATAATTTTAATTTTTAATAATAAATATTATGAAAAATTAAAACCCCTCTTTTTAGGAGGGGTTATTTATTATCTTCTATAATGTTTTTTATATCGTCTTGATTCCATAATTTCGTCTTTATCTAAACCAAATTCAAGATTACTAAAATCAGAATGTTCTTTGTCAAATAATTCTGATTCGTCATTTTCCATACATTTTTTTATGATTTTATTACCATCTTCATAACTACTAGGTATTAAATTAATTTTTGGATGGTCAATAAAGATTTCTAAACTTTCCAATGAATCACTTAAACCTCTTGACAAAAATGATTGTGCATATTCTTCATCACTTAATCTAATTGTAATTTTTTGAGGTTTTCCTATATTTCTTATTTTATCATCATTTAACAAATCAGCTAAATGAATACAATTGAAAAACCAAGTTAATAATGGTGTACCATCAAAAGTTTTTTTCTGGTGAACTCGTTCAATAGCAAATACCATTTTTTTATCACCTAATTCATCATGTTTGTATTTCATTACAATCATATTATCATCATTTTCAATATCATCCATTGAATATTCACGTGAACCAAATTCTATTTTTTGATTTTCTTTAATTACTCTTCTAACTAATTTCATTAAATCATTTTCTGTTAGTCTTATAATTTTTTTCATTGTTTTTTTTTTTGATTATTATTATACATAATAAATATTATACAAAATAAAAAAACCCTTCTTTTTCGGAAGGGTTTTTTAATTTATAAAATTTATTTTAAAGTTGTTGTTTGGACTGTATAAGTGTTGTTTAATGACTTATCAATTCTTTTGTCTGTGTACCTAATGGATTCATCAAATTTTTCCATCATCATTCTAACAATTTCATCTGTGTTTCTTCTTGAATTACTTTCAATAGTGTCAAACCTTCTGAATACATTTTCAAGCTCACGCCTATATTCATTTCTAATGTCATCAAAACTTCGATAAACACCATCAAATTTATCCCTATCTAGTTCTTCAATGTGACGAATTTTTCGTTCAACTTTACCAACCCTAAACATACCCCAAATGATAATTCCAACAAATATCAGACCCAACATAGAGAGCATACCTAGAGCAAAATACAAAATACCCATAATTAAATTATTTTAAAATTTTATGTCCTAAGACATTTAAAATTTAAAACAATTACTTTAAAAGTAAAAGGATAATTGATGTAAACCCAACAGAAACACCACCAATGGTTAATCCAACTAACCATTTGTTTCTATTCTTTGCTTTCTTAAACTCAGTATTTAATTCACCAATAATCTTTTGTTGGGCATCATCAATATTTTCATATCCTTTGATGATTCTATCTTTCTTTTCACCCTCTTTTCGAAACATTTCACTTACTTGTTCAGATTTATCTAAAGCTACCTTGTATTGGTCTTTAAGCTCTAAACTTGAATTAAGAACATCTTTACATTCTTTTAATTTATCAACGACAATAACCAATGAGTCGTGTTCGATAGCAATTTGTTCAGCAAACTTTCTATTCATAGTGAATAATGTATCACCATTAATCACCATAAGGTCTATTTTAGGGGTAATGGAGTCTTTATTATTTTTTATTAAATCTTGCCCGTAAACCATCAAGTAATTGGTCATTAGTACTACTAGTGATAGCATCAATCTTAACATTGTTTTGAATTTTAAGTTGGTTTATTTTTGTTGATAAGTTTGACTCACTAAGTCTTATTCCAATAGTAAGTTGTTCCAATTGGGATTCCATTTTTTCCCTTTCAGTTTTCATTGTTACCAATTCTTTATGTAAAGAATCGATTGCTTTTCTTTCAGCATCTATAATTTGTTGATGGAGAGTTCTAGTTTCTTTTGCGTTATAACTTATCAAATAACCCAAAAACATCCCAATTAACAAAATAGACACCACAATAATTGATGTGTGTTTCCAGTTCATATTATGTTTTTTCTATAATTATAATTTTTTTAAAAAAAAATTAAACACATTTGACTTATCCATTTATATTGCGTATTTATTGATTGTTAAATAACTAAATCAAATTAAAAAATTAAAAATCTTAAAAAAAATGAAAAAAGTACTTTTTGGAACTATCGTTGTTCTTAGCACAATCCTTGCTTCTTGCGGTTCTACAGCTAAAACTGAAGAAAAAACTACAACTGAAGATTCAACAAAAGTTGAAACTACAACTGTAACAACTCCTTCTGTTGATACTGCAAAAGTTGAGAAATAGTTTTAAATTTCTTGAAAGAAAAATCCCCACCTTTTAGATGGGGATTTTTTTATTTTATTAGATTTTTAATTCTTTCTATTTCTTCATTTAATTTTTTATTTTTTGAACTTAACGCAGCACTAGTAAACTGAAAAGGTAATAATAAAGCATCTAAGAATGGATTTGGTATTTTTTTACTCGGATCATACTCACGTCTTTTTTTATCATAATCTAAACCATCATCAGTTTTTTCCTTTTCCTTTTCTTTCTTTTTTTCCTTTTCAGGTTCTCCCAATCCCTTTTGTTCCTCCTTATCTTTTTCCTTTTTATTATCGTCTAAACCTAAGGCCAACAAAGAATATGGGGGTAATGAAGAACTAAATGAATCCTCAAATGTAAGTTCTACAATATTACCTTGTATTTTTCCAATTTTTTCACCTTGTCTAACTGAGTTCCCAACACTTGTCTCTATACTACCACATTTACAAATTTTACTATAAATTTTTTTACTACCTGAACTGTGTTCAATTTTAATCATTCCATCACATTCATCGGTCTTTGTTTCATATATTACACCATCTTCAGGACTGATTACTTTATCATAATACTGACCTTCAATTACCAAAGTATCTTTTTTGGTTTTTATAATTTTTCCGTTTTTTAATGGTAATATAAAACTCATAATGTCATTAGATTTTTCATTCGTTTAACTTCTTCAGCTAATGCTTTTTCACTTGCTTTTTGAATATCTTGTGCTATTCCACCACCATAAGCCGCACTAACAAATGCCTCTCTACCTTGCCAACCTGACGAAGATGATGAATTTGATGTACTAGGTGCCGCTGTTGTTGTCTTTGTTGTGTCAGCAGGCGTTGTGGTTTGTGTTTGTGTTAGAGAAAGTAAATTTTTCTCCATATCATAAGTCAAATTTTTATTAGTATTTACTTGGTCAACACACCACTTGTAATTCGATTTCCATTCATTTGGCATTTCCACAATAACTGATAATCCTTTTGTATCACTTGAATTAGGTTTATAATTAAAACTAAAAATACTTTTTTCATAATTTTCTTTTATCTTTTGGTTAATTGAATCAACCAATGTTGCAAAAGAATCCTCTAATTGTATTTTTTCATCAATCGTAATTCCAGTTATAGGTGGAGCTGAAAGTTTTTTCATTGTTTTAAATGGTTCATTAATACTCCACCTAGTGTTGCGGCATGCACTGATAAGTGATTTATGGTTTCTATATCAAGTTTTGTTTTTTTCTTTGTAAAATCAATCCCCAAAGTACCTATGAATTTATTATCCAATGTTTTGATTGCAAAAATGTATTGAGATCTACAATTAGTTTCTTCTGCAATGTACTTCAATCCGTATGTTGCAATTGTTTCATCTTTGAAATCAGCAATTTCGATTACATCATTTTCAAACAATTGGTTTATTGACTTTGTGAACAAGTTTACTGGAAGATTTTTAAAATTATTTTGTTTTGAGTTTGTATTTGGTCCAACAACTTCATAAATCATACTGAATTTTGCCATTGATTTACCAGTTGGATAAAAATTACCCCCATTATGAAATTGAGTAACCCAAACTCTATCACAATTTATTTCATCTCTAATATGTTCAATTTTTGACATTACCAATTCTCCAACTTTAAGAGCATCGTGTAACATATCAGGTTTCTTTTTTCTTTTATCAAGTAAACTTTTCACATATAGTAACGTTACTGGGCTTATTACACCTGTTATAAAAGCTACAATTATATCTGATGACATTTAAATTATTTTTTTTTGGTTAATTAAACTATAAATATTGACACAAATAAAAAAAGTGTGGATTTCTCCACACTTATCTGAATGTAAGATAAAATACTTACAATTAAACATTTTCTTCTTTTGGAACATATGGGTCACTAAATTTCAACCCCCAATTTAAACCAATCATTGCCATTTCTCTTTGGGCATAAACATCGGTAAATTTCATCCTCTTCTTTATTTCTTTCACACCCCATTTTTGCCACTCATCGTATTGAGCTTGTGTCATAGTCCATTCAGTGTACCAAGGATCTTGTCTGCCTTTAATATCTTCAAATGTGACATTATGACCAGCTATTTCAAACATCTTATTTAAGATATCTATTAATAGTTTTTCTTTCTTTTGTTCATATGATAATCTCTTTCCCATAGTGATAATTATTTTAATTGTTAAGAAAAATCTGTATAAGGTGCAACTCTTAAACCATCAATATATTGTTCTTTTTTTTCAAAATCATGGTGATATTGACGAGGGTGTTCTCTACGATATTTTTCAGCATCAAGACCATCAGGTTGATTCCATTCAAGTGATATAGTCATAAACTCCTCAACATCTATTTCAGTTCCATATTCATCAACAATTCTACCAGATTTTATGAAATTAAATAACTCTTCTTTGTTTGAGTAATATTTGTTATCGTGAAAATTCCATAAGAATTTCCATCCCATGCTTTTTTTACCTAAGTGGATTGAAGTACCCTCAGTGAATATGTCCCAAACGGAGTATCTGTCAAAACCTTTCTCAACATCGGCAAATCTAGATTCAACCATAGTTGGTGTAAGTTCAAGGTTGGTGACATCCTCAATTAACTTAGTCTTTCTTTGTTCCATTTCTTGGACACTTGGTATCCTGTAATAATTTGTTCCCATTTTTATTTATGTTTTATTGTCTCACAAAAATAATAAACCCCATTCTAATATCCAAATTAAAATGGGGATTTTTCAATAAATTATCTATAATTAAAAAATCATAAAAATATTCTCAGGTTCATAATAAAACTCAATTGATTTACTTCCATCACGATAATTACATTCAACTAAGTATTCATCTTTTGGGAATATAGTTACTTTAACATTTGAAATGTAATCATCAAATTCAATTACAAAATCACCATCAAATGTAATTTGTGAATTATAGTTCAATCCAATCAATTCAATAATCTCATAAATTGATTTCTGCCAAGTTGTTAATTGATGTTTCATGCTTTCCTTTTTTTTCTTACTCTCCATAGTACTATGAAGAATAAAGTCATTAAAATTGCAGTCATTATTTTGTTATACAAATCCATTATCTTTCTCATTTTTTTGAAAACTCTTCGTTTAGTAAATATAATCTTTCCTTCAAATCCATTCTAGTTTTTTCCAAAATTGATTTAATAATTTCGTCATCTGATAAATTGATGTATCTAGAAACTTTGAATTTGCAATCAGAAACCCCTTCTATTTTCATATTTAGATTTTTGGATCTGATGAGATGATTTATAGTTGATAAATTAGACTCAACTTTTCCAATCTGTTCTTTTAGTTTTAGTATTTCTTCAAATTTTTCTTCAGTCATAATTTTTATATTAATTGTAAATTATTTTTTTCACAAAACCAAGAGGGAATTTCACGATTTCTCCAAGATGCAAAACTTTTTTTTGCCCCAAGATAATAATTTCTATAACTCTCGATTACTGATTTTACTTTGAATTCATCAGGCATTGCTTTTGGTGGTTCAGTAAAACCTTTGTCACAAATATTGATATTATTTATGACACACCACTCTATGACATCCTGAGATTTGTGTCTTTTACCATATCTGTAAGTATATTCTTTACACAATTCCAACCCCAACTCACACAGGTAATAATAATTAGATAAGGATTCTCTAACCCATATTGAACAAGGGTGGTTTTTGTGGGATAATTTATAAGGAATATCCAAGTTGGAATTAGTTACGTGATGAGAGGAACACAATAGTTGTGCGGTCTCCAATATCATTTTAACTACATGTTTGTCACAATGGTATTTTGCACATTTAACAACATCATAATCCAAAAAGAAGATATTCATTATTTTTTATCTTGAACGGTGAACGGATGAACTTTTAATTTTGCGGTTTGTTCCTTATCCATATGTTTTAGGAAACCATTAATATAACCAATAATATTAGAAGCTCCAATAGGGTTTGCGGAATGGACATATACTTGAGGGAAAGGACTTGTAAAGTTGTCCATATAGTGTCCAACCAACCATTTAGCGGCATCATAACCAGTTTTTTCTTGAATGTTATCATAATCTAATAGTCCTCTATTCATTACATTATTATAGAATTCTTCAATTGCAGTATCACCCAAATCGTGGTCAAATGATATTACATCAATATTATCTAAACCAAGTTCAGATATTTTTTTGATGAATTGACCATAATTTCTTACAACAATCCAATTTTTGTCGTCAGGAATTCTTTCATCATCCAAATATATTTTGTAACCCATAGTTATTTTTTTTATCTTTTCTAGAATATTGTTTATCACTTTTATGTACTTTATGTACTGAAGAAAATCCATTAGGATTTTTCTCTAAATATTCTAATCTATAACCATTACCAATTGCATTGATAGTTAATTTCATTTTATTCTTCGTTTTCATAGTCTTCATTTTTTTAAAGGTGTGTCACAAAGATAAAAAAACTTTTTTATTCGTACAATTTTTTTCTAATAAATTCTCCTAAATCTGAATCATTTGGGTAATTTAATATTTCAGTCTTATCAAGACAATATATTTCTTTAGATGGTAAATCATTTGCATCCAAATTATAAAATTCAATCAAATCAATAACTTTCATCAATTTGTGTGTTGTTTCACCAGAGTCACCCCATTCACTTATTACATGGTATCTAAATTGCCATCCTGATGGAAGTATTTTAACCACAAATGGTTCTGATTCACCATGAGGAAATAAAGTGGTAATATTAGGTTGTTTTTTTACTATTTGCATTTTATTTGTTTTTACAATCTTTAATCCCATCTTTATACCCTTTTAAATAAATAGAATTATTTTTATTCTTTAATTCAATTGGTATTAGTGGATTTTTGGGGTATATAGCAATACCAATTATCCCAATAACAAAACCTGCGATAAACATATATAAACCTCTTTTATTTAAAATAAAGAAGGAACTTATAATTAAACTAATTCCTAACGCAACAATAGTAGAACCAATAATTGTCATTACCATTTTTTTGTTTTTTAAAGTTAGTACCCCCTGAGAGACTCGAACTCTCACGCCATTACGGCCAATGATTCTAAGTCATTGATGTCTACCAATTCCAACAAAGGGGTATAAATATGTTCAGCTTATCTGGGAACTTATCGGAAACCCTAAACACCGACCTAAGCGGGCGTGGGGGTTCAAAAGACGAAGAGACCGAACCTTAAATCATATATACCAGTTTTCTCTATATATGATAGTTAAATGGGGTTTAAAAACCCAACCCATATTTGATTAAAAATACCAATCCAAGTACAACTAAGGCTAATATAGATACACCAAACATTTGTATTGAAAATTCTCTTTGATTTTTTGTTTTTCCTTGATTGTCCATTATAAAAATTTTTGAAAGTCCATAAAATGTTTATCTACCCACATTTTTCCTGTTACTTGTGTTGAGTGCTGTGTTTTACTTTCATCAAATATATTAGACATTGTTTTTCTTTCGGATTCTAATTCATCCCAAAGATAAGAAATTACCAAATTTAATTTTCTTCTTTCTTCTGATTCAACTTTAGATTCTCTCACAAGTTGCTCAACCTTTGTAATAACATTTTGAATGGGTGTGTTTTTCATTTTTAAGTTAATATTTTTATTCATTAATGTCAAGTTCCAACTGACTCTCACTAAATATATGTAACATTCCGTTGTCAATTAATTCGGCAACTACTCTAATATCTCCTGAAGTCGTTTGAAATACTGCAACAACAATGCCAGGGAATTTGTAACCTTTCGGTTTATAAACTTTGTCTCCTATTTTAAATTTCATATTCTATTTTAGTTTTTATTAATTTAATTTATCAATTTCCATACAATACAAATTGTACTCCTGTATTTCCCCCTCAAATCTATATTTGTAAATTCCCTCAAATATGTCACCACCATATTTAGAATAATAAGGTTCATAACCCAAGTATTCTACATCTTTATCCTGATAATATGGGGGCATCCCCATATATTCATCCAAGAGATCCTTAGCTTTTTCCATGCTGGTTGCTGTTATTACTGGGATTCTATCTCCCCTGTCTACTAAAAGATATATTAGTACCATAGTTGTAAGTTTTTATAAGTTTCTGGTTTTACTATTCCAAACCTTAAAGTCAGGCAACATTCGAAGTGTCAGCCACTACTTGTGAATTATCAGGTGTCACAACCATTAGAAATATTTTCTTGAAACATACCCCTCAGTTCCCAAACTTGGTGGGGTATTATTTTCACCAAGAGAAAGATACATATACCCTTTGTAAGCTTTCGCCTCTAATAAAACTCTTTCTAACATTGTGATAATACCATTTTTTTCTTCTATGGTATAACTTGGATTTGCAAGTTGTTCGTTAGCGAAGTTTTTAATGTATTGAACATTGATTGTTTTTTTCTCTTTAGCCATTGTGTTATTGTTTAAGTGTTCACAAATATAAGAAGAGTTTTTTAATTACACAATCTATTTGGATATTTTTTTATAAACAAAAGTTAGTGTGTCTCCAATCTTATACACATCATTTCTTCTTGTAACAAAAGTTTGACCACAATTAGTTCGATAATGATATCTATTCCCAGGTTCAATAGTGGAGGGAGAATCTGTTACAAACATACTATCAATTACACAATGTTTAACAATATCACCTTCCTCAATTTTAAAATCGTTCTTTCGATTTAAAATAGCTATCAATAATGACATTGATAAAAAAAATAGAAATAAAAAAGGAATTAGATATTTTAAGAAGTTCATAAGTTTTGAATTACCCATTGAGAAAATTTTCTATGACCAGATGCACCAAAATGAATACCATCACCAGTATCTGAATATACCATTGTTGTATCCATTGGAATTATTTTGCAGTTTTTAAGACCAGTTTCAGGATGAACCATTAATTTTTGAAATTCAATGTATCTACCAACACATCTTTTAGTTGTCGCTTCATCATAAACTGTTCTAGTTGTTACTTGTGCAGGATTAAATCCAACAATGACGACAGGTATAATTTTTCTTCTATTACAAGAATCAACCATCCCTTGAATGTTATTTACGGCACCTTGTAAATTTACATAAGAAAAAGCATCATTACAACCCCCATAGATGAAAACATAAGAAAATGATGAATCTTTTTTGAGATGGTTGTTTAATGCGTTTTTCATATAGTCAGTTCTTACACCACCAACTGAAATGTTTACACTTTGATAACCAAAATGTTTACAAACTTGGTCTTGCCAACCACCCCTTGCACAAGTTAAACTATCACCAACAAATAATACTCTGAGGGGTGGTGTTGAAAATGATGTTAATAACACCAAAGATAAAAATAAAAGTAGTTTTTTCATAAAATAATTTTTTATTAATATATATCCTAATTTGAGCGGATAGTTGGTACTGCCCCAACTTATCTAGTTTGGAAGACTAGAACATTACTTTTATGCTATACCCACTGATTATAATATGTGGAGGATATCGGCTTTGCTCCGATCACCTCTTGCTTGCAAAACAAGTGCTCTTGCTGAATGAGCTAATCCCCCTTTTAGTACACCCACCTAGAATCGAACTAGGAATTTATCTTTAGAAGAGATGAGTTATATCCGTTTAACTATGGGTGCATAATTTCCCCACCTTGAGATTACTGGTGAGTAGTTATTTCGGTTTTCTTGCTTTCAATAAACCTGCGAGGCATCCCTCTTAAAATTAGTCACACATACGAAGGAGGGGGTGTGCATCCACCTTTAACCCTAAGATTCGGCATTCCGTTGTCCGAATTGAACGGGTTCATTGTTAAATGAGTCTTGAACCAAAGACTGCTGAGTATCCCTTACTCATTGAGCCGACAGAGGGATTCGAACCCACGACCCCGAGATTACAAATCACGTGCTCTGGCCATCTGAGCTATGTCGGCATTATTTAAAATTCCAAATACCACCTGCTAAACATTTGAAGTCATCGTAACTTGTAACCCTAATTGGGTTGTCTTCATATTTCCATCTTTTACAAGTGATATAGATTTCTCCAAACCATTTATTCTTTTTAAGGAAAGTATATATACCATTACGAGATTTAATGTGTATTTTATCCCCATTCTTGAGTTTTTTTAACTCAAATAATCTTTTCTGTTCCTCAAATGTTTGCATATGATAATTTGTTAGATGCAAGAGCGGGAGTCGAACCCGCATGGTACGGCTTATGAGACCGAGCTGGAACCACTTCCAGTCCATCTTGCAATGCGTTTGACGCAAAGGAAGGAATCGAACCTACTACCTTTGGGTTATGAGCCCAATGTGCAACCACTACACTTCTTTGCATAATGTTTAGTTGATTAATAAGGAATCGAACCTTAATCCCCAGTCCCTTATTCCTATCGTCACCCGCTATTGTCTCCTATTAGGGATATCGTTGCAGGTTATTGTCAGCCAGGGGGACTATGTGCCCACTACACCATAATCATTCGAGAGTTTCGAACCTCTCAGCCACAGATTAATTACTTCTGTGATTTGTATTCCGTATGGGATTCGAACCCATGACTGGTCATAGAAAGTGACCCGTGATAACCCCTTCACTAACGGAACATATTATAATTAAATTCTTGGTAAAACTTTAGCCAACTTTCTTTTTTTCTCAATTTTTAGTTTAGCTTGGGTTTCAGCTTCTTCTTGAGAAACTTTAACAACATTGAGATAAAATTCGTAGGTAGCTTTGTAAAGGACTTTTTCCGCACCAATTAAGTTTTCCATTTTGATTTGTTTTTGTGTGTTAATAAATCTTACATTACTATAAACCTTTCATCTCATCATTTAGTTCCAAGGTTTAAAACTTTTTAATTATTAAGTTCATTAACACATATCTTCTTGGCCTCCTGTCTCGCAGCTTTCTTAGCCGCTTTAGCACCTTTAATCCAAGTAGAAAAAAGCTGTCTCAAATCACCAACTCTCTCAGTTTTATTAGAATACGCTTTCATAGTTTTTAAATTTTGTGTTTTTAATAATCTTATATTACTATAAACCATTTTACCTTTCATTTAGTTCCAAGAACTAAAACTTTTTTTTGTTGTCAGGACAGGATTCGAACCTATATCCCTAAGGTTGTTTAAAGAATACTATTCTCCCTTAGACGTTACTCTATTGTGGTATTCATTCCCACTTACGCCACCTGACTAAAGTTGTATAGTAGTTTTCAAATTAGGCATTCATATCTTTTACATAAAAGCTTGGATACGGCTTACTGATACAACTATTATTTAAACCATTTTACCTTTCATTTAGTTCTAAGGTTTAGAACTTTTTTTTTGTGGGTGCCGAGGGATTCGAACCCCCAAGTTTAGCACATAGCAACTGATTTACAGTCAGCCTCCTTCACCAATTTGGATAGACACCCTTGTTATTGTACCCAGGGCGGGACTCGAACCCGCACGGACATTCTGTCCACAAGATTTTAAGTCTTGCGTGGCTACCATTACACCACCTAGGCTGATATCTTACATTTGTTATTATGAATATCAAGTCACAATAATATAGCTTATGTTATTTTCGTCCATTCTCATTGACAATAAGCAAACTCCTAAGAATGTAAGTCACATCTTAATCTTGTGACATAGATATAATTTAAACCTTTTTTCTTTTCATTTAGTTCCAAGAACTAAAACTTTTTTTTGCGAGCTATAGGGGATTTGAACCCCTGATCTCCACCGTGACAGGGTGGCATGTTCGACCTCTACACCAATAGCTCTTTTGTTTTAATTTCCCCCTCTATGTCAATGAACTCCACAAAGTTAAACAATCTCACCCAATTTTCCAAGCACCAAAGATAACTTTTTTTCTTTGCGTTGCATCTTCAGGATTTCCGATTACAACTCCATCTTTAATTGTAAAGGCGTGTCCTTTTACTGTTACCATATAAGTTCCTTTTGAATATTTTTCAAGAAACTTAGCCGTAGTCATATTTCTTAAGGTTCTTTTACCTTTTACCTCAACCCAATACATCATCATTACATCATTTGTAATTGGTTTTACACCTTTACGATTGAACTTTATCTGTTTTGACGCAAGTGCATTCATTGTCAAACTGAAATGTAATGTACCTTGTCCATTCTTTCTTCCAAAAACCTCACCCACTTTTTTATGGGCATAGTCGTAAGTAACTCCAAACGCAGATGCAAAAGATCTAACAACGCAATCATTTCTTTCACTTTCCGCAAGTTTTGATTCAGCAATACCTTTGATGGCAACTGAAGACGATATGTATGGTGTTTTTGTTCTCATACTACAAAGTTACAAAACCATTTCTAATTTCCAAACTTTGAGACAAAAAAAAATCCATCTTTTTTTTAGGAAGATGGATTTGACATTATTAACACTCAAAACTAAGTTTACACCATCTCCATCCGAGGATTTCTACCCTCAGCTCCAGTTGTTAAGTCCATATAGAGATTGTGTTTCATTGAAATTCTTACTATTTTTAATTAAATATAATGATATAACGAAAAGATGTCAAGTTTGTTACAAAAAATGTGAAATAATTTGAGCAACTTTATAACCTGTAAATGCCCCCAATGCCGCAGAACCTGGCAATACAACAAATTTCCCCAAATTACTTTCATATTTAGCACGATTTACAATTATCGAGATTAATATGTAATATAAGAAAAAGTTAATAAGAACGGCCAAATCAATTTCTTTTGACATAAAGACAACTATTGAATTACCAAAAAATCCCCAACAAAAATTTATTAGAGTTTCTCTTAATAACTCAGATACTGAAGTTTTGGCATCAGCAACCTTTATTTCTTTTGTGAATAAATTCTTTTTCATTCTAATAAATCATTAAATCCATTATTATTTAAGAAATCGTTGTCCTCATCAATTTCCCTCAATTCATATTCAAAACTACTTACATTACAAATTACACCATCAACAAATGTTTCATAGATATAATCAAAATTTTCAGGTGTTAGTTGTACTTTTTCTTTATTAAATAAAGAAAATAATTCTTTTGAATTTTTATATAGATTTGGATATGTGTATTTTTTTAAAATACCATCCATTTCAAGGTATTCATTCTTTTTATAAAATTCTCCATTTAAAACCAATATGTCAATAAATTCCCATTCATTCAAAACCATCATAATAAAGGTTTTCATTCCTTGCATACAAGCATTTCTATAATCTTCATAATAGTCTCCAATACCAAGACCATCAACACCAACCTCATCAGCTTGATTCTCCATTTTGGCGATAACATCTAAAGCCATCAATTGTAATTCTTCCCAACTTGTATCGTATTTTTTATAAAAATTTATAATAATCATTTGACTCATTTTTATTTATTGATTTGCATAATACATTTTATCATTATCCTCCGTTGCCCACTTTTCAGTTGTTTCACAATTCCAAAGTTTATCATTAACTAAATAATCAGGTTTTTCTGGGAATGGTTTTGTCACAAAACTCGCTTCAACCCATCTTATCCTATTATTAGGTTGAAGTGCAATTTGACCATTATTCAACAAAATTATGTGGTGTGATTTATGTTCCGTAGGATCTTCGGCCAAACTCAAATTTGTGTTTAAATCATTTGAACCCCAATTAATCGTAGCAAAATAATTCCCATCAACCCATTTTTTATTTTTCATAAAAACACTCACAGGAGCATTTGGTAAATAATTAAGTTGAATTAAAGAAAAATTATAAGAGAATGAATTCCATATTTGTAAATAATGAAATGGGAAATCAGGGTCAGGTAATTTAGGTTCTGTCAATAATGCGTGTGATGGTAATTTATCCCTCATAACACCATTGTTTAAAAGAACTTGAAATAATGTTGCTTGCCCTGGTAAACATCTTATCGAAACAATTACACCCTCAGTGAATTCACCAAGTCCCTTTTGGTGCTGATACATATATTCATTTCGAACATAAACTTTAAGTGGGAAAAAATTACTTTCAATATATGCCATAATTAATTTGTTGGTATGTCATTTGAGCCATACTCTCTTATTAAATAGTCGGTAAAATTTTCTACACTTTCAACATCAAACTCAACTTCCTCATGCCATATTTTTTTATCAACATCATCATATAACCACCAACCAACTAAGTCCTGAATCCATCCGAATTGTTCGTCTTGTTTTTTTCTGAGGAGTGTCGGAATACTTTTTTCAAGTTGTGAACTGGTGTTGTCAAACTCAAGTAAATCAATTCCCAAGCTATAGAGAGAATGTATCTTTTCATCGTACTCCTTTATTTTTAATAATGTCTCGATTATGTAATCCCTTACCATCATAAGTAGTTTAAATGTGAATTAAAATTTGCGGGAGCAATAGGACTCGAACCTATAACCTGTGGTTTTGGAGACCACCACTCTATTCCAATTGAGCTATACTCCCATTGTTGGAGGTCGGGGTGTGAATCGAACACACATAAAAGGGTTTGCAATCCTCCACATAAACCACTCTGTCACCCGACCTTGATATTTCTTTTTAATCCCCCAACTTCACCCCACTCGTCAGTGGGGGATTGGTCAGGTTAAGTCCTACAACTTATACCTTGGGCTATTCGTTCATGGACAAAAAGACCACTGAAGTGTGCTGTTCTATTGAGAAGCATCGTGGTACTATTATATTTATAAAAACAAAATTTGTATGACAATAATAATACCAATTGAAGAATTAGAAAATGATTATCAAAAAAATTGGAAACTTGAAAAAATTAAAGGTGTATCAATTGATTACGCAACAAATTCTATTAATGGTTTTTTTGAAGATACTGAATTAATCTTATTTAAGTTCAAAGATTATGGTTTTATTCATGATAATAGATTTAATACGTATCAAATATCCATAGGACCCGCAGGTATTTTAATCCAAGTTAAAAAAACAAGGTGACCCTGGTGAGATTCGAACTCACGCTCCCTATATTAAAAGTATAGTGCTTTAAACCAACTAAGCCACAGGGTCAATAATTAAAATTTTCTATTTGGATTCATTCCTCGTTTGAAATTCACACATAATCTATCTTTATCATCAAAGAAAGTATTGACCATTGGTGTACCCAACTTAATACCACATCCATCAGGTGAAAAACTACATAAACTTCTTGCTTTACCATCTAAATTAACAGCCTCCAATAATCTCCACTCAATACCTGTTTCAACATCGTAAACATAATCACCATCTCTTAATACATAATGTTGATTAAATTTGTTTCGTAATGATTCGTAAAACTTTGCCGACATCATATTTGACATTAAAAGTATTTTTAACATAATTTAAGTTTTTGATAATTAATTGATTCTTGTAATGTTCCCAAATTTACATAAAAGATTCATATATTTTATTTTTTCCATCAAATAATTTTGATTTTTATCTAATAAAATAACTACTTCCATATCAACAATTGCTCTTACCTGAACCTCCTTATTGTTCGGATTATTATCACCAAAATCAATAATTAATTCATCACCTACTTTGTATTCACCAATTTTTACTATTTCCATATTATTAATATTTTTGTTGTTCCGGTGGGGCTCGAACCCACGACTTTTCGCGTATCAGACGAATACTCTAAACCAACTGAGTTACGGAACAATGTTTGTGGTTCTACCAAGACTCGAACTTGGAACCCCTCCGTTATGAGCGGAAAGCTCTAACCACTTGAGCTATAGAACCTATTGTGTATGGGTGACAGGACTTGAACCTGCGACCACTAGTTCCCAAAACTAGCACTCTACCAACTGAGCTACACCCATATATTAAACAATCAAACCATAAATAAATCCAATCAAAACAACAATCAGAAGAATTAAACCAATCAAGAAAAAATCAGAATTCTTTTCAAAAAAAGATAGAATTATAAGAATTAACCCAATTATAAAAAATAAAGTTCCAATAAATAATAACATAATTTAAGTTTTTTTGCGGAGAACAGAGGACACGATCCCCACACCATAATTAGTGCCACATGCTTAGCAGGCAGTGATGACTCCTCGTCATTTTATTCTCCAAAGTTAATGTTGTCCCACTCTGACTCGAACAGAGATTTTATCGTCCGTAGCGATAGGTTCTAATCCATTGAACTATAGGACAAGTTGCGTCCCCACCTGGACTCGAACCAGGAATACTTGATTAACAGTCAAGTGTGATTGCCTTTTCACCATAGAGACATTGTATTGGGCGGAAGAGAAGGGAATCGAACCCCCAAAGCCATTACGCTCAGCTGTTTTCAAGACAGTGTCCTCGTCCATTCGGACCTCTTCCGTATAGTTTGGTGGCATGATGGGACTCGAACCCACACATACATCATCCACAATGATGCCCCTCTACCAATTGGGGTACATACCACATATAGTTTGGTGGTGATGATTGGATTTGAACCGATATAAAACGATTTTCAGTCGTTCGCCTTGACCAACTTGGCAACATCACCATAAAAATTATTCAGTCTCAAAACAATGATATTCACTATAACCATCATAACTCTTAATTGTCTCACCATTATAATTTACATTGGATAAAGACATAACATAAGACAAACTTTCTTTGAATCCATTAAGGATAACTACTTTAACACCCATCTCTTTAAGTTCGTTCAATTTATTCATAGTTATTTAAATTTTATTGTTTAAAAATTTAGAGTAAGTATCCACCACGTTTAAGGCTGGCTGTGGACAGTGCTACCTACGACCTTTCCTTACTCTACAATGATTGTTTAGTCGCGGGGAATCCATCTGCCGCTTATTACTAGAATCTTGTGGCTTACTTACTATAGTTCAATCCGTTACCACTAGGAAACCCAACATTCACATTCATTGTTCTACAAAGGTACGATTTGTTTTTTGATTTCCAAATATCTTTGTAAGTTTTTTTTTTTAAAGTGGTGAAATTCGACCACTTTAGATTGTTCCCCCTGATGGAATCGAACCACCATATTCAGAATCAAAACCTGACGTAATAAACCTTTATACCAAGGGGGAGTATATATTTTCCCACGATTTCAACGAACTATTATTATAACTTTAAAAGAACAACCAAAGTTCCAAAAAACAAAAAAACCCTGAACTTTTTATGGCTCAGGGTTCTATTTTATAAAACTATTATGATTATATCCAAATCAATACCTTAAACCATTATATACGTGTCTACTGACCAACAAAAATTACTTTGCGGCAGAATCGAACGTTTAATATGGTTTATTGTGTTTTTCATTTTAAGTAATAAATATATAGTTTTTTTAAAAAGTAAATTTAAATTGCGATTATTTCAAAATTTCCTCTAGCATTTTTTCTAATAACAAATCTAATAACATTAGGAATATTGAATAATCTAAGTCCACCATTGTTTAAATTAGCACCATTGAAATAGAAATCACCAGCAGTTAAATTAAGTAATCTCTGGTCACTTGGATATCTGTTTGCAAATTGAATGTGATCCAAAACCTCAGGAGTATAATTAGCAAGATACATACTATATGTTACTCTCATATCACCTCTTAATGGGTTCTTACCACAGAATACATCTTTTGCAACAGAACCTTTTTGTGTTAAAACACCAGTATCAAAAATCTTATAAGTTGATGCCAATCTTTCAAAAACAAAAGAACAATTGAAATCAATATATGATTTTACTACATCCAATCCAAAGTTTTTAGCTTGATTAATTTGATTTGCACTTGATGTTGGACTTGAAGATAAACTACCATTTCTTTGAGCAAAAAGTCCAACAGAAAGAAATAAGAATAATGTTAAATATTTTAAAGTTTTCATTTGAATTTGGTTTTAATTGTTTATTAAGGAATAACTTGCATTGATTGTAGAATCCTTCTACAAATATCACCATTAGTTGTTGAACGTCTATCAACAGGGAATATTGCTATACCATAGAATTGCATAGTACTACTTGCATTATAAACACCCATACTCCAAAAGTTAATTTTTGTAGCCCCATCAGTAGCCGTACCATTCATCCAATAACCACTCAGACCACCACTTAAAATAACAGCAGATTCGTCAACGTTAGTTACATTTGTGTACTGAGCATTGATTGAAGTCATACCCATTTTTGCCAATTCAACCGCGTCAGAAACGTCAATAGAGGCATCTTCTTTAACTGGTCTTAAAAAGAAAGTTAGACCTCGTTCTGTTGAATTAATTGAAAACTCAGTAGTAGTATTTTTAACTACCTTAAAATCCGATGGTGCTTTGAAGCCCATCTTGTAAAGTTTGTAATTGAAGCTAGTGTATTGTGTTTGTCCAAAACTAACCACCGCCAAGCAAACCATTGCTAACACAAAAAAAATTCTCTTCATTTTTTTAAAAAAAGTTTTAGTTTAAAAATTTATTTATAATACGGGATAAATGTTTAAAAAAGTTTCAGATTTTTTTAATGAGTAATTGCTGAATTTATCCCTTGGTTATAAGTATATGTGATATGAAAAAAAAGAGAAATGTACCAGAGTGATTTTTGGTCATTTTTTAGTTAAAGTTTTAACTATGAGGAAAACCAACCTCTGTCATGGTTTTGTAATTGTAGAATTTTGGATTTGCTGAACTCACTCTTTCTATACATTTCTCTTAAAGGTCAGGGTAGTGTTTGTTCAAGTTTGCAGATTGATTTTAAATTTGCTGTAACTACCCTTTAATGTTTTAAACTTCTATAATAGAATATCTTTCTGAATTAATTGTTTTGTTCATTATAGATATTGGAGTAATTTCTTCACCACCTAATACTGACTTTACAATACTTGGTGACAAACCTGAAATCAATGCCACACCTTTTTCATCATATCGTATTGGAAAGTTTTTGCTCCTTGATTGGATATTCCAAAATATGATTTGTGGTAATGAATATCCACTATCATTATACAATCTATTAATCATTTGCATAGCACTTTCAGAATGTCTTGAGGCTTCATTAAACTCCATATCAGACATAATCAATAGTTTTGATGGCATATCTTCAGGCTGAAGATTGTGTTTGATAGCTTGGTTCAGAATGAGGTTGAATACTGATTCTAAATTAGTAGACATCCCCCAATCTGACCTAAGCATTTGATGATAACGATCTTTAAGATTACCATTAACTTTTTCAAGTTTTGGTTTCTCAGAGAATGTTATGAAAGCATCTTTGAACACACCTTCATTTCTTTCTGAAATATATAATCCTAAAGAAGTCGCAACATCCATACAACTAATACTTCCCGATACGATTGAATTCATCGAACCTGAAACATCAACTACAGGTAAAATTCTTTCAGTTGTACCTTCCATAAAATTAGGTAAAGATTTCCATTGCTCATTTGCTAATTCCCATACACCTTCTTTCAAAGTTTGAACAACGTTGTATGGATATACAGCACCAGCATTCACTTTGGTTTCACCTTTCTTTAGTTTTTCTAAATACTCAGAAAATCCAATTGAATCGTGTTTAACAAAAGCTTTTGTGTATCTACTCATAGCCAAAGATGGAGTTTTTGAATACTCAATCTCAGTCCATTGGTTAGCACACATCTTTTGTTCAACAGTGTTAGAAACCCCAACCAATAATTTACGGAGGTTTTTAGGGGTGACATTTAAAGTCTTTCTAATTGCATTAAATATTTCACCCTTTCTTGGTATCCATTTTGCACATAGACTATTTTCTACAATAAGTCCACTTACATACATTTGGACAGCCGCAGCTTCCAAAGGAGTACCAAAAAGAACTGAAAGATCATCCCATCTACCAAAGTATGGTATTGCTTGTATGTTTTCACTTACAGCTTTAGGATGATTCTCCGCAAGATACTTGATGATATCTCGGAAGATTTGTCTTTCACCTGCACCACCTCTAACATCACGAGCCCAAAATAATATTTTTAGAGCCGCCAATGGATTCTCATTAAATGCCTTTGAGAAGTTAGAGATAAGTCTATCCTTATCTTGTCCTCTCATTGCTCCAATTGTGAAGAACAAGTTTACACATTCATTCAATGTTGAAGAATTTGTAACCATCCCATTTTCAGTCAGAGTGTCATTTGTTTGAAGTGCTTCGATGAAGTTCATATCGGTTTGTTTAATTGTGTTGTAAATTCTAAGTGATTAGTTGTACTTTGTCAAGTGATTTTCTAAATCTTTTTTACTTCATATTTGTGACCTGAATCAGAATTCGTCTCAAATAATTCTTTCATTTTAGTAGCATCCTCGATGTTATCAAACTCAAGTACCTCACCTTGAGTATCAAGAATAACGACAGGTAATGTTGATTTATTTTCTTTAATGTATTTAATAATCAGATACATTTTATAATCTTTTTGCAATATTTTCGATTATATCGATTTCCTCATTAGTGAGAGCTAATCGATGAGCTCTTATTTTTTCAGTAGTTTCATACCACATTTTTTCAGTCATTAAAAGATTCTGTGATTTAGAAAATGTCTCCAAAGTTTTGGGTAATCTACCTTCTTCAACTAAAATTTGAATTAACTTTTCGATTTCTTTTTCGGAGCATTCATAAATAAAATCCTCAACATCGATGTCTATGTCGGCTTCTACTTCTTGATAAAATCTTGGCATAGTTTTAATTTTTTAAGTCTTGTATTTCAATTAATATTTCTGTTACTTTTTCAGGTTTCAAGTATCCTATAACATCATCTGTAATGGGTGTAGTATAAGTTAAATCACCATTTTTGTCAAGTACAGCTAATTCATATAACCCCATATCTCCACCATATGAAAATTGATGTGATACAACTGAAGCACCATAACCATTTGGAAACATTTTTTTACATTTTACACCTCCTTCCATTTTTTCAAATTTTAGGGTTTCAAATATTTCATAGTTTAGGTTTAAAATATCAATGATACGTTGGTAAGACAATCCTGTCATTTTACTTGTATCCACAATACCATTTTCGTTATAAAACCTTCTTAATTTTTCTATTGAATTATTCATATATGCTTAATTGATTTTTACACTTGTTACAAAAATTACCACTATCATATTCATCGTTGTTTACCGCCATAATACAACTCATATCACTACAATGTCCCAAACCTAATGTGTGGCCAATCTCGTGTATGATTGTTTCTCTAAGAAAACTTTTTTCACCTCTTACAATGACAGTACCAGCATTTTGGAGGGCATAACCTCTCAAGTAATCACCAGTTGCCCAAAGTTTCTTGTCAACAATATATAAAACTTTTTCACGAGAGAACAATTTATCAATACAAACATCAGCATTCAATATTTCAGTAGTATTTCTTATGTACATATCTTCAGTAATTGGTACACCACTTTGAATACTTGTATTGTAACCATAGAAATCTTGAATGATTCTTGCAGCATCTGTTAAGTCATCATAATCAACATCACCCAATGGTCTAATAACAATAGTTTCTCTGTTATAAACTTTTTGTTCTACGTGTTGAGTGTGCTCGTGATTGTGTACTTCAACTTGTGGATTTTTGTATGACCTATTTGATAGGAATTCAACTTTTTTAGTTTTTGGTTTCAGTAATTCGGAAAATCCGACTTTGTTTTCTACCATATATTGTAGAACAGAAAAAGCAAGAAAACCTAAGAAAAATAATTTGATTGTGTTTCCCATATGTTTGTTATTTTTTTTGATTCTACAAAGATAGAATTATAAACTCGAATAAAAAAACTAATTCTTGATTTTCTGAAAAAAATATTTCATTATCAAATAATATCAATTTTAAGACCAATAATTTTGTTTTACAAATATAAATCTATAATATTACACATTGTAAATTATTTATAAATTATCAACATTCAACTATAAAAGGTTATATGGATAAAGTATTAGTTTTGAACGCAGATTTTACACCAATCAATGTTACTTCAGTATATAAAGGTTTCTTATTGGTAAACAAGGGGAAAGCTGAAGTATTAAAAGCAAGTGACAAACCACTTATATCAGGAATGGGTGAATTTATAAGACCTGTCATAATAAGACTCCTTAATTTTGTTAAATTCAGAGTACATAAATTAAAGATTAATAGACACAGACTCTATAAAAGAGATGGTCACGAATGTACCTATTGTGGTAGTAAAAGAAATCTAACCATTGACCATATTATTCCCAAATCAAGAGGGGGTGAAAATACTTGGATGAATCTTGTTACTTGTTGTTCAAGTTGTAATAGACTCAAAGGAGATAGAACACCAGATGAGGCAAATATGAGAATGAATATAAACCCATACGAACCAAACATTTTTTCAGAAATAATAAATTCTTCAGTTGGTGATATTTGGGAAGATTTCAAAAAGACATTCTATTAAACACAAAAGGACGTTTGCACGTCCTTTTGGTAGATGTTGGATACCTCCCTTTCTTTAGTCGAGTTTATCCCATGCAAGTCCTACCTTGCAGGTATCTTAAAATGAATTAAGCAATTGGTTGTTTTGTAGTTGTACTTGGTGATGGTAAACTTGGTTCTTTACCTTTATCAGTACCAAATGCTTTTTGTTTCATCATATCTGTGATATTACCCATTTTACCTTTCATATCGCCAACTAATGGACAAACATATTTACCTAAAGCACCCTCAACAATTTCACCCATTCTAGTGTCTTCTAAAATTTCGACTAATGCGTTTCTAGTTATGTTTGAAATTGGGTTATCAACTTTCATTGTTCTTTCAGCAAATTGTTGTCCCATAGTTTCCACAAATGTTTTTGATAAAAGTTTTGTCAAGTAATTACAATCTGAAAAAACCTTTGGGATTTCACCTAATGGTAAATTTCCTATCGCAATGGCTAAAGCATCTGATAACCAATGATTTTTGTCAACACCAAGTTTACCTAATAACCATTTTACACCATATTCTTTGAAATATTGCATAACAGAATCAACAGCAGTACCTGAAAAGAAACCTTTAACCATATCGAACATATCTTCTTGTATCACTTGTTTATCAACACCATCACGATTCATTCGTACCATTTCTTTTATTACATGCTCAAAGAATATATCTTTACCTCTATTTGTATTTAAATCAACACTTTCAGATATTACCGAAAGTCTCATACCAAATTTTCTAGTCTCTGTTAAATAACTTTTTTTTTTATTTAATTTAATTTCATTTAAACTTTTAGAAACTAATTTACTTAACATTCTACTTTCAGTCATTTCTTCAGGTGACATCGTAGGTTCAGCAACATCAATGTCTTTAGCTTTAATCCATTGACCATAAGGAAATTGACCACCTCTTTTTAAGTCTTCAATTTCTTTTTTCAATCCAAATGGAATATGACCTCTAGTTGCACATGTTTTAACCCAAGGTAAAAAATTGTTTTCAGCATAAGATTTTGAAATACGAATTCCTTTTTTAACAAAACTATTATATTGTGTTAATAAGTTTCTACATCCTTTTTTGAATCCTTCACCAACCTGAGTAGTTTGAACTTTAGTGACAGCATCTTGGATTGAATTAACTTCAGCAGTCGCTTGAGCAAATTGTTTGTAAGTTTTAACTTTATATAGATAGTATGGAACTGGGTTATTGTTTTGATCATATCTTTCAACAGCAACTAAGCCTTGTAATTCAGGAAATTGAGTTGCCATTTGATTTATTGAATTTTGGTCAGCCATATTCACGGTTGAAAATTCACCTTGAGTTGGTTTAGTTTCAACCCATTTGTTATTAGAAATTAATTCTTTTATTTTTTCCTTCGGTGTTGCGGTTTTGACTAATTCTCTACCACCACTTGAAAGTGGTAAATACAAATAAATTTGACCTTTTTTAATATCTCTATAAATTTCACTTTCAGGTCTTAACCAATTATCTCCATAAACTTTTTTGTAACCTTCGTCATTAGCAATATCAAATATATCAATTAATCTATAATTTGTTACTTCTGCTGGAGCTACTTCCGCAAATAATTTAGCATTATTTCTATTCTTTAATACATCAATAAATTCCTGAACCTTAGGTGTTAATGCTGCATTTGTTCTTGGTTCTAATTTTTCACAAGTCCAATTACCTTTTCCAAGTACTTTACTTTCTTTAGTGAATCCATCTCTTTTTTCAAATGTACCATCACCAAAAACCCAAACATGTTCTTTTTGGTCATTAATTCTCCAAAGAGCATCCTTTCCTGAAACTGGATCTTTATAAGGTTGGGGTAACTTGAAATTTCCAAAACATCCAACTAACGGATCCTTACCTGATAATAGGTAAGCCAATTTTAATTTTTGGTCAGTAAATTCCGAAGCCACTTGATTTGTTTGTTCGTTTAATAATCTTCCGAAACTTTTCATTATATTTTAAAATTGAAATTAAATTTATTTTTATAGGTCAAGTCCGCCAGTTTTATTTCTATCAGGTGAACCAGTACCACCACCTTGACAATCTTTCATTATCGAATCATATTCAGTTCTTGTTAAATATCCTTTACCTAAAGCATTTTTAGTTTGTGAACCAAATTTAGTATCAGCTGTAATACCTAAACATTTTTGTACATCACCAATTTCTTTTGATTGTTGACACATTCTGAAAGGGAATGTTGTTGATTGTGTATAATTTCCGTTACATTCATCAGTCTTTATGGGTACTGGAGGTGGAGGAGTTGTTGTTGTTTGTATTATATTATCAGAACAATCAATAATATAAACATTTCCACCAGTTTTTATTTGTACATTACTACCACGATCTACCCAAGTTCCTTTTCCTATTGGAGATTCAATTGTACCATCTTTAGAAAACACAACATTTGATAAAATTGTTTGATTTCCTTTATCATCAGTAACAGCAGCACTACTCATAGGAAAACTATCAAAATTTCCTTGGTTAGCAACTTGTGCTAAATCATTCGCTGTAAATCCACCACTCTTATAAACATTTTTTAAACAAAATGGCACCCATTTCACTTCTTCATCATCTTTACCACTTGTCATCCACCAATACAATAATGCCGCGGCACCAGCCCCAGCGGCTACTTTCATAGCATCCTTAAATGTTTTATTTCTCCAAAGTTTTACCCACCAAGGTTCAGGTTTTGGTATTGGAATTGGTACAGGAACTGGTACAGGTGGAATAGGAACTGGATTAATATCAATTTTAATATCTCCACCAGGTTTAAAGTTTCCACCTGCTGACTTATATGTTTTTACAACATTTTCAGCATCGGCTCTTGAATAACCTTTACCGATTAAAGTTTCAACAGCTTCGGCTTCAGTTTTTACTCTATATTTGTCTGTAAATGATTTAGTCTGAATAAAATCATCAATCACGGCTTGTTTAATTTTTTTAGCTTCAGCACTTGTATCTTTAGATAGTGTAGTCATCAAATGTGCGTTTACTAATCCTCTATCACCCGCACTTAAACTACCTTTAGCTAAAGCCGCAACAATATCTCTTGCATCATGACCTGCTATTTTTTTTCCCTCAATTTCTATGGCATGTCTAAAATTACCTAAAGCGTCTTCAACAGCATTTCTGAATTGTTTACCTTCTCCTGCAGCATATTTAAGTTCTTTAGCTAAAGTATTTGAAAATCCTCCCATAGGAGAATACTCCATTATTTCTTCATTTTCTGTAAGAGTTTGACGTGTGTTATATGTTGTTAATAACTTTAGTCTACTTATTTCTTCTAATAATTGTTTATTTTCCATTTTTTATTTATTTATTTATTTATATTTAATTTATTAAAACAAATTTGCATCAGTATAATCTGCAGGTCCACTTGACCTTATTCCTGAACTTATTTTTTCGGCATCAGCAACAAATGCTTGTTGTGGTGCTAATTGTTGTGCGGATTTTGCTATATCAGCTCCAGCTCTTTCACCAGCACCTGACATTTTTTGATACATCTCAATTCCAGCTTCCGTAGCTTTTTCCATACCATAATTGATGGCTAATTCTTTTCCTGCAGTTTTAGCTCCTTTTGTTGAAAATATTTTACCCAAACTTTCTGTAAATTTAGAGATGAATGAAGTAATATTTCCTAATAATCCTTTAATCCATTCTGCAGCTTTTGGAAATGGTTTCATAAGAAACTCTACGGCTTTTTCTAAAAATCCTGGTACTTTTTCTACCCCTTTCATCATACTATTTAAAGTTTTTTCTAATGCAGGATTTTTTGCAATAGCTTGTGCCACTGCTTCAGGACCTTGAGCTATTACACCTTTTAAACTTTCAACTTCAAGTTTGGCAGCTTTAGCCGCCGCACCAGCCATAACTAATCCTAATACATCTGACCCAATTGAAAGTGCTTTAGCCCATAAAGGTTCATTTTGATTTTCAGCCTCTTTTGGATTTAACAATTCATAAACATCTAATGCAACAACAATTGCCCAAGGTATCCATTGAACACTTTTACCAATTCCTGTGACAACTAACACAGTGTCCAAAACCATTCCGATTGGGTTATATAATGTTCTTCTAAGCCATTGTGCAAAGTAAATTACACCTTTTTTTAATAATTCTAAAACCTTAAGGGCATCCCCACTCATAACAGCTTTTCCTAATTGTACTGCACCAGTACCCGCATCTTTTACCATCTGAGTTGTACCTGTAACAAAATTAGTTGCACTTCTACCTAACCAAGATTTAAAATCAGACGCATTTTCTGATGCCCATTCACCCCAAGTTCTTTCATTTAATGGTAATCTTTTTACCATTTCCCTTGCGTGTTCCTTGATAAGATATAAATCTGAGTTTAAGGATTCATTAAGTGATATTTTTTTTAAATCACTTAAACAACTTTCTCTAATATTTTGTGGGATATTTGTAGCTTGCTTAAACGAGTGTCTAAGAAAAAGTGTTATATTGTCTATACTATCCCAAAAATTTCCTAATTTCCTTTGTTCTTTCAAATCATACATTTCATCCAAAAAAACAAAATATCTATTATCAGGAGACATCATATCAGTAATAACAAAATTATTATCATTATTTGAAGATAATAACGTGGAGAATTTGTTTTCATTTAATGTTTGTTTGGAATTGTAGTTCATCATTAATTTCATCCTACTCAATTCCGATATTCCACTTTGTCTCATTTTTTTTATTTATAAATATATTATCTTACAATAAAGTATTAGCTTTACCTCTTGTAATTTTTACAATGTCTCTCCATTTAGTTAAACCAATTTGATTTGCAGGTCCTCTTGTTACCCCTGACTCCCATTTTGTAACGGTTGGATATGCTGCTTTACCAGAACCTCCACCACCAGAAGCTGCGGCATCTTGTTCACCAAGTTCACCATCTTTTGTCGTGGTGTATTTTCTCATTAAAGAAATTATTTCATCTATTTCACTATATCCCATCAGAATGAATCTGTTTTTGGTAATTTATCGATGAATAAAACATAGTATTCATTTAAGAATGACAAAATATCGTTTTCATCAACAAACAAATCATCATCTTCAAAATCATCGTAATAATCATCTTCTTCGTTTATAAATTCGTCATCGATTTCATTATGAAACTTATACCCGAAATCAGAAATATCTGAATAAGGAATTTCAGCTTCTCTTATTACATCCTCACTATCTGAGTTAGTTCTAAAAGAAACTTCCAAAACCTCTTCATATTTGTTTAAATGAAACGTAACAATCTCAACAATTTCCATAAAATCAATATTTTTTGAATTTTCTGAACATTTCCAAAGTTTTATTTACTTGTTCTTGTAGAGGTTCAATATCATCTTCCTCAACTTCACTTTCTAACTCATAAAGATTAATGTCTTTGAACTTAGGATTTACTTGTCTAAATTCTTCAACGTCATAATTGTAATCACCCCCATCTTCATCAAATGTTCCGTGTTCCATATCACTTTCACTATCACCAATCATATCCTGACCACCAAATCCAACGTATTCACTATCAAATTCATCATCAGGACCACCAAAATCAAAACTTACATCAGGTAAGTACTTTGCACCTGTAAAAGCATCTGATTCATTGATATTAATATTTGAATATGGTTTTACAACACCTTTATTATTAACGACCAAACCACCTTTATCATTGGCAAAATCCTGAATGTATAATGGTTGTTGATTAACTTGTTGACCAAAATCCGTAACAAATCCATCATAAACCTTTTTGTGTTGGTCTAAAATGTTATTACGTTCAGCTTGGGACATTTTGAAAAAATAAGCGTTCATAGTTTTTAATTTATAAATATTAATCTTTATTGTTATCTGAAATGGGACATCAATTGTTTTTTTGTCACAACATAACTTTCTTTTATTTTTCTTTTTTTAATACGTTTTTCAAATTCATCTTCTGACATCCATTTATCAGCATCTTCCAATAAATCTAAAACTCTACCATTTTCCCATTTCACTTTATATTGTTTGTTTCCAAAAACTTTAGTAATACCAATAACCTCACCCTTCAATCCTAAGGTCATATCCAACTCACCATCCATATTTATAAGAACAACAATATCATTAATATTTAACTCAGGATTCATCATAACTTTTTAATTTTTATTATAAATATTTATATTATATTTATTGTTATGAAAATTATAATTACAGAAAGTCAAAAAAAAATATTACTTATTGAAAGTTCGGGGGAACAAATGGGTAATATCATAAAACAGAATGCTGAAAAGGTAAAAAAAATAATTCAAGAAGCACAAGGGCAAATTGGGATGAATCTCCAATTTCTATTAACTTGGGGTGCTGGTATTGGTGGATTTATGGGACCTGTCGAAGATTTTGTTAGGGGTAATTACCCTGATATCGATGAATCTGAACTTGTTCTAATTTCTATTGGCGTTATTGCCACATATTTTATTGAAAATAAAAAAATAGTCACAAAAATTTATAATAAGATACAAGAAGAAGGATTAAGTAGAGTTTTTGATAGGATTCTAAAAAAAACAGATACTTTATATCAAACTTTTATTGATTTTATTGATAGTTTGGGTGTTACTTTCCATAGAATTACTAATATGTTAAGTTATACATTCATTATTCCTCTTATACCAATGATATATCAAATGGCTACAGATAATTTATCTGATGAATTTGATTTGAAACAATTAGCGATTAGAATAATAAGTTTTGCAGGTCTAACTTTATCAGGTATTATATTCAGAGAACTATTATCAAAAATGGTAAGAAGATTTAAAAGTTAATATTTGAGTTTTAATTTTTTTTATTCTATCCTTAAATAAAAAAGGATAACTATGAAAAAATTTGATTTTAAAGACATTACTTTAGTACCTGAAACTCTTAGTACAATTTCATCAAGGAGTGAAATCAATATAAAGAATAAGGATAACAAACTACCAATTATTGTAAGTCCTATGGACACGATAGTTGATTCTGAAAATTATGATAAGTTTGTTAAAAGAGGTTTAGAAGTTTGTCTCCCAAGAGAAGTACAAAATTATGATCAAAGTGTATTCACTTCAATATCATTAAGTGATTTTGAATCAATTGTAAATTTCCATAAAAAAACTGGTGTCGTTCATAAAAGAAATGACAAAGTTCTAATTGATATTGCAAATGGTCATATGTCAAAATTGTATGAATTATGTAAATATTACATAGATGAAATCAAACTAGATGAAGATAAACTTATGATTGGTAATATTGCCAATCCCACAACATATGAATTATTTTCCAATATTGGTGTTGATTATATTCGTGTTGGTATTGGTGGTGGTTCTGGTTGTTTAACATCAGCAAATACTGGTGTTCATTACCCAATGGCATCCTTGATTTCAGAATGTTATAAAATCAAGAAAAATAGAGGATTCAAAACAAAAATTGTAGCGGATGGTGGTTTTAGAAACTACGATGATATTATCAAAGCTTTGGCATTAGGTGCTGACTATGTTATGTTAGGTGGAGTTTTAAATAAAACATTAGAATCTTGTTCCCCTAGTTATTTATTTAAATTAATTCCATTAAATTCTAAAAGTTCAAACTATGTTTGGAATAAAATACCATTTTTAAGAAAATATATGTACAAAAAATTCAGAGGTATGAGTACCAAAGAAGTTCAAAAAAAATGGGGGAAAGATAAATTAATTACATCAGAAGGTATTTCAAAATATAACAAGGTTGAATATACTTTAGATAAATGGATTGAAAATCTTGAAGATTATATGAAATCCGCTATGTCATATACCAATTCAAAAAATTTAACAGAATTTAAAGAAACTGAATATGTATTTATTACAGAGAATGCTCTGAATAGATATAATAAATAATTTAAGTTTTAATATGGAAAAACAACAACTCATTTCCTTTGTAAAAAAATCACATAAAAAATATCCTAATAATTCAAAACCAAGGGACATTTATCGTGAGATACAATCAGACCAACTTATAAGACCAGCCTTTGGTAAAATCATTACAGGTAATGATATTCTTATGTATTGTTATATGATTCCGAAATATAAAGAAGGGGTTGATTTGGATAAATTATATGACCTTTTGAAATATTATCTCACAGCATTCAAAGTTATTTATTTTGAAAAAAAACATCCTCGTAAGGAATGTCCTAATTGTTATGGAAATGGTATAGAAGATTGTAATGTTTGTGGTGGTGATGGTAAAAATGATGATACAACAAATTGTGATGATTGTGAGGGTGAGGGAACTTTTGAATGTCATAATTGTGGTGGTTCAGGTGAATATGATGCTTACGATGAAGTTAAAATAGAAGAACTAAAATATGTTACTTATAATCCAAAAATTGTTGATAGACTTGAAAATATGGAGGAAGGTGAAATTATAGATTATGATGATTTTCATAACATCATAAAAAATGATGGTACAATTTTGATTTATAGTGAAGAGGACTATGGGGATTTTAGTGACTACAAAAATATTGAGGAAGATAATTACATATTTGATAGTGAAATTAGAAACCCTAAATTCCAAATAGGTTCTTTAGGTCGTGTTTCTATACGAATCTAACAAGAACTCTAAGATTATTTTTACCTTTTATAACCCGGTGATAAACCCCCTCTGGTATATAATATTTCTCACCAACAACTAATTTAGTTGGTAGTTCATTATCCATTTGTAAAAACCAATCATCACCTTCTAATATTTCAACTAGTCTATTTTCTCTATCACGATGCCATTTTAGTTCCTCTGAATCTACGTTAGGGGAAAATGTTCTTAATCTTTTATCACCAATAATTTCTTGTTCAAATGGTAGTTTATCCATTACCAACTTCTACTTGATTTAAGACCCAATTTTTTAGCATATCTGGCAACATTACAACTCCAATATCCTGCTTTTGTTCTGTCATTCTTTTGGTCACATTTGTGACGAGCTCTAAACGATTTTGCTCTAGATTTACTGGCATTTCTTACTCTTAGATTCGGATCTCCAAACGTTACCTTCTTAACAGTACCTTTCGGAGTTTTAACATATACAGCAAATTTCTTAGGTCCACCAGGTGTTCTGAATGGTGAATTTAGTCTAACATTTTTACCACCTTTTTTTGCCTCAAATAGTAGTTCCTCAACTTCTTCTTCATACATTGGGGCGTCTAACCAAACTTCATCACCATTTTCCAATAATACTTTTTTACCTAAATCAGATTCAACAATCCAAGTATCATCTTCATTCAATTCAATTAAACCTCTATTATATAAATTTCTTACTTCATTTATCAATTTGAAATATTTGTCCGAGTATATTCTGAATACACATTCATTTAATGAAAGTTTATTTTCAAGATGATATCTTAAATCTTCAGAAATTAGACAGGTGTTTGTTAATCTCATAGGTGGATTAGTACTTTCCTTGAGAACTTTTTTAATTATAGAATCAATATTCCTTACCATAAATTTTGTTTTATAAATAAATATTACTATTTTTGTAATGATATTTCATAATCAAACTTAATTAATCACTATGTTAGCAATTTATAGTCTTTTTTATATTTTTGTAAGAATATATGTCTTCGCAAAAGTATTTTATCTTATGTGGATGACTTATTATTATCCTGAATCATATCCTATTAGTTTACTTACTTGGTGGATGTACTTTTTAATCTTTGATATTTGGTTATCTGTTATTTTACCTAATGGTGAATTGAGAAAACCAAAAAATAATGATAAGGATGAAATCCTACAATAAATTATCAAATAAAAATTGGTATAATCGATATATTTATAAAGAAAAAAAATATGAAAGGTTATATTATAAATGAATCAAAAATACGAAAAGCCATCAGAAAAAGTTTGAGGGAAGAAATGGATACTACTGAAGATAAAGAACAAAAACCAAGATGTGTCCCTGAAAATATTGTACCATTAGATGAAATAGTGGGTAAATCAAATGAATATATGACTTACGCACCTGGTGTAACAAAAAGAAAATTAGGGGTTAGTTCTATGGTTGATACTTTAGGTATCTTAAACAATTTAAGACTTTTTAAAGATATCAAAGATGGTGGTTCACACTTAGCTTATGATATGATGCACCATTTGAACAAATTTAGAAATAAAAATTTCCACGATGAAACTACTGGTGGTTGTAACAAAGCTATGGATAAAATTATTGAATTGTATAAAGAAAATGAACACGGAACAGAACTTGTAAAAGATATTGAACGTGTTTTAAATCTTCAAACAAAAGATGACGAATACACACCTTCACCAAGAGCAAAAGAATATCTTAAAAGATGTTTGGATCTTGTAAAAGGTAATTAATCTAACCTCTTAGGAGGACTATTAGGACCGCTTGCTGTTACGGCAACACAAAAAGAGGACATCGCTACGTCCTCTTTTTTTTTGTTTAATATTTATAAATAAAAAAATTATGAAAAAAACATATTTCTTTGGTTGGGAGAATATTAAATGGTTAATAAGAGAAATTACTAATATGTATTCCTCTAAAGAATCATTTTTTTCAAAAAAAAGAATTGAGTCAGGTATAGCATTTATTGTTGCTCAGTGGGGAATGATATTTTTCCTACTTGAAAAACATAAAGTACTAACTATGACTGACTTAATAATGTGGGCAGGTGTGGAATTTGCAATATCAGGTTATATTATTCATCAAATTCAACAAGAAAAGAAAAATGATGATAAAAAAGAAGAAACCCCCAACGAATAGTTGAGGGTTTTTTGTTTTATCGTTTCGGTGACATCAACAAAACGATATCTACTTAACTTCTTCGAATTCAACATCTGAACCTGTAAAACCATCAGTTGGTTCGGGTTGTTCACTGACATTACTATAAAGTTCTTGTGTAATTTTTTGCATAATTGAATTAACTTTATCTAACGCGGAATCAATTTTATCAACATCACCAGTGTTTTTAGCCTCCTTCAACTCTTCTAAACCTTTTTTAACTTCTTCTTTATGTTCATCTGATATTTTCTCATCCAAATCCTTCAAAGTTTTTTCGATATTGAAGATTGTACTATCAGCTTCATTGATTTTCTCAGCTTTTTCCTTTGCAGTTTTATCAGATTCAGCATTTTCTTCAGCTTCTCTCTTCATTCTATCAATTTCTTCCTGAGATAACCCTGATGATGATTCAATTCTAATGGTTTGTTGTTTGTTTGTACCTTTATCTAAGGCAGAAACATTGATTATACCATTGGCATCGATGTCAAATGTTACTTCAACTTGTGGAATACCCCTCATTGCAGGTGGAATACCATCTAAATGGAATCTACCAATGGTTCTGTTGTCTTTAGCCATTGCCCTTTCACCTTGTAATACGTGAATTTCAACAGAAGGTTGATTATCTACCGCAGTAGAGAAAATTTGTGATTTCTTGGTCGGAATTGTTGTATTTGCATCAATTAATTTGGTAAATACACCCCCCATTGTCTCAATTCCTAGTGAAAGTGGGGTAACATCCAATAAAAGAACGTCTTTTACATCACCAGCTAACACACCACCCTGAATTGCAGCACCCAAAGCCACTACTTCATCAGGATTTACCCCTTTTGAAGGTTCTTTACCAAAGAATTTCTTAACAGCTTCTTGAATTGCTGGTATTCTTGTAGAACCACCAACCAAAATCACCTCATCAATGTCTTTTGTTGTTAATCCAGCATTTTTAAGAGCTGATTTACAAGGTGCAATTGTTCTTTCAACCAATTTATCGATTAATATTTCAAATCCTGACCTATTTAATGTTTTTACAAGGTGTTTTGGTTGATTATCAATCACCATAAAGTAAGGTAAATTGATTTCAGTTGATTGAGATGAGGATAACTCGATTTTTGCCTTCTCTGCAGCTTCTCTTAGTCTTTGAATAGCCATAGAATCATCATTCCAAGCACCATTATTCTCTTTTTTGAACTCAGAAGTTAACCAATCAACAATAGCATTGTCAAAATCATCACCACCCAAGTGTGTATCACCATCTGTGGACAAAACTTCGAATACACCACCGCCTAATTCAAGGATGGATACGTCATGAGTACCCCCTCCACAGTCAAAAACAACAATTTTGGAGTCTTTGTTTTTCTTATCTAACCCATAAGCAAGAGCCGCTGCGGTAGGTTCGTTGATAATTCGTTTCACTTTCAACCCAGCAATCTCACCAGCCTCTTTTGTAGCTTGTCTTTGAGCATCATTGAAGTATGCAGGTACAGTAATAACCGCTTCTGTAACTTCTTGCCCCAAATAATCCTCAGCAGTTTGTTTCATCTTCTGTAATACCATTGCAGAAATCTCTTGTGGTGAGAATTGTTTACCATCAATCTCCACTCTAGGTGTGTTGTTTTTCCCTTTTACGACTTTATAAGGTACTCTATTAACTTCTGACTTAGTTTCGTCATAATTTGAGCCCATAAAGCGTTTAATTGAATAAATTGTTTTGTCAGGGTTAGTAATAGCTTGTCTTTTAGCTGGATCCCCAATCTTTCTTTCACCATTGTCAACAAAACCAATGATTGAAGGTGTTGTTCTTTTACCTTCATTGTTTGTTATCACAATAGGCTCTCCATTTTCCATAACGGCTACACACGAGTTTGTAGTCCCTAAATCAATTCCTATAATTTTACTCATAAATGTTTGTTTTTTGTTTGAATTATATTGTTTATTTTTTATGGAGTCAATTCCATTTGTAAATTTTATTATTAAAAATTAAACCAAACTTATTTTAACTGACAAAATGTCAGTTTTTATGACAATTTTATTTTTTTTTAATTTTTTTAAATTAAAAATTGATTTTTTAAATAAGTGTTCGTATTTATTCCTAAAAGAAAAAAATGGACATCAACTTACTGAACAATAAATCAAAATCAAACTTATAAATCCTCCTATATTAATAGGGGGATTTTTTTTATAAACCAATAAACACAATTAATAACAAAAATGAAGAACACAAAAATTTACAATGAGCTAGTACAAAAAATGAGAACTTTCTTCCAAGCTAAAGGTTTCTTGGAAGTACCAGTTCAATCAAGACTATCAATCCTTGCAGCATGTGAAAATCCACATAGCATCACAAAATTTGAATATTCAGGTGAAATTTGGCCTTTACCACAAACAGGACAAATGTGGTTGGAATGGGAACTTTTACAAAACCCTGACTATAATGGAGTGTATTGTATCTCAACATCATATAGACAAGAAAAAACACCAATCCCTGGTCGTCACGACTTAATCTTCCCAATGTTTGAAGTTGAAACTAAAGGAACAAAAGAAGATATGGTTAAACTTCAATCTGAACTACTTGAATATCTTGGTTTTGATGCTCCAATTGTGGTTGACTACAATGAACTTTGTGAAAAATATGGAACTGAAATCCTTGAAGCTGAGCACGAAACAAAAATGTGGGAAGAAATTGGTGATTCAATCTCTCTTCAAAACTTCCCATTAAGAACTAATCCATTCTGGAATATGCAAAAAGGTCAAGGAGACAAATTCCAAAAAGTTGACGTTATCCTTTTCGGACAAGAAACAATTGGTTCGGCTGAAAGAAGTTGTAATGTTGAAGGAATGAAAGAAATGTTTTACACAATCGAAGGTGGAAACTATAGTGCAAAACTTTTTGAATTATTTGGTAAGGAAAGAGTAGAAAAAGAATTAGAAAATTTCTTATCTTTGGATTTCTTCCCAAGATTTGGATGGGGTTGTGGCCTCACAAGATTGGCAAGAGCTTATGAATTGAATTTAGAGAAAAAACTTTCAGAATCTTTAGCGTAACTATGGCAAAAAAACAAAATATCGAACAACCAATAACAGAAAATACCAAATACGAAGAAATTGTTGATCATGGTGATATTATCCAAATATGGAGATATGATAAAAAAATCAGTAAAAATGCTTATGAAGTAGAAAATGTATATAAAGGGGAAACGAAATTTAGTAAATTAAAAAAGGGGTCGAAATAGACCCCTTTTATTTTATTCTTTTTCTTCTTTTCCTGAGTATTTTACCCCCATAATAGTACCAATGATACTAAATGCGTTAGTTAATAATATACCTAACATATTTGACCAAGTAGAACCAATCATTTGGGTGTCTTTATTGATAAGTAAGGCTAAGATATACATAAATGTTGTAATGATACCAATTGATATTATTACCCCTAATGCAATTCTCACTATATTACCAATTAGTTCAGTTTGTTTTTTCTTTTGTAGAACATCTAAATCATTAACCGCAGCCGTTTTAGCTTCTTCAGCTTGGATTCTTGCCAACTCTGATTTAGCCATTTCTTGTTGTAGTTCAACACTCATTCTTTGGTTATCTTGTTGCCAAGCAAGTAACTCCCTATTTTGAACTTCAAAAGTCATTTTTGATTCTTCAACTTCTTTCAAAGACACTTGGAGTTCATCCATTATTCTTTGATTTTCGGCATTAACCTCAATCAACTCTCTGTTCTTTTCCTGAACTTGTTTTGTTATTTCTAACCTTTTTTTTCTTGTTTCTTTATCCTTTTCCTTACAATCCTCAACATATTTTGCAAAATTAGGGTCATCTGAAGAGTCAATAATCTTCAAAATATTTCCTTCTAACCCAATATTTTTCTTTTCGAGTAAATTTATTAACTCTTCTTTGGTTTCCTTATTAAATTTCATTATCTATAAACCTTAAATGGTGCTGTTCTTTTTTTATATCCATCATAATCTTTTTTGAATTCTTCTAACCTAGGCTCAATATCATCAGATTTTATAATCCAAAATTGAGCACCAGCTTGAACAGCTTTTGCTTGTTCTTCAGGTTCATTAGAAGAAGATATAATCCCTATAACAACATTATTACCATACTCAAAGTTAATTTTTCTAATCAATTCTATTCCATCAAAGGAAGAACCAATTATGTTTAAATCAACGAACACACACTCAGGTCTATCTGAAAAATCACCTTGTAACCATTTTTGAAATAGTTTTGCAGCTTCATCAGAACTATTCAAAGATTTTAGTGAAAGACTAATATCTAATAAAGAGCATGCGTCTTCAAAAACTAAATGGAATAAATCCTCATCATCTACTAACATTAATGTATCAATCATTTTTTATTTTTTTTTATTTTATGTTTATTTTCATTTTAGTACCAATTTCATTTTTTTCACAAGTAATTTCAAATCCGTGTTCTTCTAAAATTGCAACACAAATATTTAACCCTAATCCTGTACCACTCTCTTTTTGCCCTTCTTTTCTTGTATATGGCTTTGATAAATGGTCAAAATCTTGTTGAGTTATTCCTCTACCATTATCTTGTATCATTAACAAATCCCCATCCATAAATATCTTAACAAATTTTGTATCAGAGTCGTTATATTTCAAACCATTTCTTATCAGATTATCAATAGCTGTACAAAATAATGACTCATTCACATCTTTAGTTATTAGCTCATTTATTTGAACCTGACTTTTATATGAAGTTGTTGATAAATAACTTTCTAAAATATCTTTTAAATTACATTCAGTTTTATTTAATACAACATCTTTTTTTACTAAGTTTGTAAATTCATAAACACCTTTATAAACTTTTTGTGTATGTGTCAAACCATCTTTTATCATTTTAAATGGAGATTCAATTTTAAGTTCTTTCATATCATCAGCACTTAATCTTCGTTCTAATGAACTAACTCCCCTAGGTATGTATGTATTTATACCTGAGTGCATATCGTGTCTTAGAATCTTTGCTGCGTGCTCTAAATAGGTGTTCTTTTTCTCAATTTCTATTGATTGTGTTATCCTTTCCGTTATATCAGTCGCAATTTTCATCACTCGTTGAACTTTACCATCAACACCAAATACAGGATTATATGATGCTTGAATCCAAACTTGTTTTTTATCTTTTGTAAATCTTGGAAACTCATTCGAAACATATTCACCACTTTTTAACAATTTCCAAAACTCTTTATATTCAGGAGATTTTGAATATTCCTTTGAAACAAAAATTTTATGATGTTTACCTTTAAGTTCTTTTTC